ACATATTCAAAAACATATAAACAGGGGAAATAGGCAGCACGAAGAAATAAAAAATAAAAAAATAAAAAAAAAAATAAAAATGAGGGAAGAGGCAGCCTCCCCTTCACCCGTCGAAAATGGGGGACACCCCACCAAAGAAGGTAGGCACGGACTAGCCACCCCAATTTTTGTGCCCGAAAATAGGCTTATTTATTTCTCTGAGACGCTTTCTTTCTGTTTGTGATAGATTGCATATCATTGATGTAATAACTCCAAAAACGCCATTAGAATACGTCTAATACATTCGTTTCGTGTTCTAGGCACTTATATAAGCTGTTTATAGGTCTGCAAAGAGGCGTTAATCATTGATGTAAGCTATAAAAAGATGTTTTTCGGGTGTTTTTTTGTTTTTCCTTTCCCTTTTTTGCAAGATGGCAGGCGCATATTATACCTATCTACCTTTCACCAAACCTTTTTTCTAGTATGTTTTTTCTCTATTCCTACATTTCCCTTTTATCCCATTCTGTTTTTTTAGGTTATTGATATTTCCTTTCTTCTTTCTTTCTTTGTTTCTTCTTCTTCTGTTTGTTGTTTCTTTCTTTGTAGTCTTATGTGTTGTAGTGTTGTAGTCACATACAACACTAGTAAACTATTCAAGTATCGCTGTTTGTTTTTCGTTTTCTTTACACCGCCTTATATGTGTGTATATAATATATATATACTAGTGTATATGTGTATATGATTAACCGTATATATACACTGCACATACTATATACGATATACTCGTAATATATTACTAGCGTAACATATATACTCATATATCGATATAGATGTGGTGTATATACACTTTATGGTATCACGCATGCGGGCGTGATGTTATTGCCTATTGGCGTGTGTAGGCTGTAGTATATCGTAAAAAGGTGTAACTATGATTTGTAGTTTCTTAACTATGTGCTTTGTGTGAAGTACGATAGATTCGTGTATATTTGTGTTAACCCAATAGTTGTTATAAGACGATATATTAAATAGATGTTAAGATATTAGGTTGTTATTTGCCAATTAGCAAATTATTAGTACCTTTGCAATGTCGGGAAGAGATAACAAGTTCTACTACTGATAGCGTTCTTTTAACCAGTTGTTAATACTCTATCACAAAGATAGCCTGTAAGTATTCATACTACACACATGTACAGCATGTTAAGCAAGTGTAGTTATTGATATACTCCATCTCTATACAGCGTTATCTTTTCGGTTAGCAACGGACTGAGAGTTCTTATACTTTTTGGTGTACGCATGAAAATTGAGACATAACAGTCTCCAAAAGTAAATAAGACGTATAGGCAAGCATCTATCAAACTTGGTTAATATCAGTGCTTGCAAGGATAAGGATAATAAACCTTTGATGCGCTTACCCTGTTAATTGATAGGTAGGGAGGAAAGCGAAATCAGACCGACGAAAGTAGCTATAATTTATTGATAACAACCAATACCACATAACAAACAATACTACAGAGATGGCGAAATCTTTGCAAGTTGTTTGCTTCACTTTTCAAAAGAAATCAAGAAAAAAGATAAGTATCCATATATAAACGTAATTTTCCGTTATTGTATTAGCGATAATATGATAAACGGTTGTCTTATATATTGGCTTATCTTTTCTCTTTAATGTAGCCTAAATGTTCCACGTGAAACAATTTAGAACGTTACAAGCCGTTGCAAATACAGAGTAAAGAGATAAAAGATAATAATCATGAAAAAAGAAATTAAAAGAGAAAACTGGTCTGGTTTAAGTGACAAAGAAGTAACACTAATAAACTTATTCGGAATAGGTTTATCAATTGGGTTAATGATATTATTAGTATTAATATTAAAATAGCATAAGTTATGAAAACTTTAAAGCAATTACAAGTAGAACATGTAGCAAACATATTGCTTGCTGCAATGAATGAAAAAGTTTCAGAAATGGAATTTATCATTAAAGATATTATAGATAGTAATTACCCGTTTTGTAAAGGGCGTAAAATGTTGAAAGAAGGTATTGAAAGATACTGCATTATTAGCAATAGGCTATATGATTTGTGTATTAAATATCCTACTTATGAAAGCTATAAATACAATATAAATGATATTGAAAACCTTGGAAAAAGATTTTCTATTGTGAGAGACTTTTACTATAATACTAATAAATAATAATAGCTATGTACAAAGTAATCGTAACAACAGCAAAGGGGAAAACTTCTGTTTATAAGACAAAAAAGAAGTAATGAGATATTATTCGGACACCTTTCTTATCATTTTATTTGCAGACATAAGAACCACCCTGTTTTTAACCAATTTTATTACGGTGACAAAGGTATAATAATGGGAACGGAAACTTATAACCGTATTATTAATTTAGAAAAGCAATACGATAAAATTCCAGTCGCTGATATGTTAGGCGCAAAGGTGGAATATTTTCCAATAGACGGGAGAACTAAACGTGCAAAACGTCTGCCTTATTTTAATGTCGAATGTTTAATTGATTAATAGAAAGGAATACACCTATGAAGATGGGAAACAAGCAAGTAGTAAAACTTTTAAAATTGAAACACTATGAGAACAAAAGTACAAATATCAGATTTTAGCTTTATCAAAAAAGGGTACGGCTTGTATAGAGTTATCTATGAAAGTCCAGTAACCGGGAAATGTTGGTCTACTATGATTAACGACATGACATTGATAGACGCAACGCTAAATGCAGACGAACCGACCGCAAAGGACTTAAATATGTTAAAATGGTTTTGCAAAAACAAATAAGAAAGGGTATAATAATGATAGAAAAGAATATAACAGAATTAATAAAAGGAGAAATATTTGTTTACAAAAGCGTTGGTGTTAATCACCAATTTAGGTGTACCTTTGACCGAATAGAATATATTAGCGGTTATCCTGTATTATATGGAGTATTAAGTACTGGAATTCAGTATGAACATCCGCTTTCAGTCCAAGAATTAAAAAATGAAAAAGTAATAATAGTATAATATGATGGAAACTATTAATTTTAATATTTCTCATGGGTACGGTTCGGAGAAACTTGTAGAACTTGCAAAAAGCAAACAAAGTGACATTTATATTAACTTTGCTTATACTGACTATGGAGGTGATTTTTTTGATAGAATAGCAATTGCCTATTTTAAAGAAAATCACCCGGATAATATAGTATATGAGAACACTTATTTTAACGGTGAGAACGCTTATATTTTTGGCGAAATAGCCAAAGAGTTTAAAGAAGAAACCGACAATTATTTATTAGGTTTTGAAAGCATAGAAGAATATTACTTTGAGAAAGAACGAGAAATGTTAGATGCTTTGTATCTATTCTTGTTTGAGGAATACAACGAACGTATATGTACTAACCGTGATAATTTTATAGAGTTTTTGCGGAATAACTTTACAAATGAATGTTCTTACAATGTTATGTCTACTATGGTGGATTATTCACCGTCTGACGTGGAAAAATTACTAATTGAAAACAATTTAATAACATCCTATTGATATGAAACTGAATGAATTTCTTTCGGCTGTAAGCGTGATAATTACGTTGTTAGCTTTGTATGTGATTATTTATATTTGTCACTAATAAAGAAAGGGGAAACGAAATGAAAGCAAGGTTTTTACAAGCAATAGAAAAAGAGATGCGCTAAACAACCGTCTTTTTTCTGAAACTGAGATGCGCGGTTTATCCAAAGTTGAAAAGCAATTTATCCGCAATAACAAATATAAAGCGCATGTAGTACAAGATAGCATAAATAGCCTTATAAAAGGTACATACTACTTGTTTATTGAACGTAACAGAATGGGAAAAAAGCAATTGTATGCTTATCATAAGAAACAAGTGCTTTGCCCGAATAAGAAAGATATTTGTCCGAACGCATATAACTATGAATGTTGGTTGACTTTTAACAGTAATGAAAATTACTGGAAATTTGACCTACTAAACTATGAGAGGCGTTTTTGCATCCTACCTAATACGATAACATTAATATTTGCATAACTTATTAAATTGAAACAATATGAAAACAAGAACAAATAAAGAAATTATAGATAATGCTTATAAGGCAGGCGTTATAAGTGAAAAAGATATTCTTTTATTAAAGAGACGATTAAATAACAAATCGTTTGGAGATGTTAGGATAGTAAACGAAATTAAAGTTAGTGAGGAACAAAAAGAAAAGGGCTTAAAATGGCTACGAAATTTATATGTTTCTCCCACTGGAAAGATACGTAAAAATAACCCTTTTGGATGGCGGGAAATAACCATACTTGAATGTTCAAATGATAAATTGGAGGCTTATTTAACAGGTTTCTTTAGTATAGGTAATTTTTATAAATCATATATACCTATATATAAATATACAGACGGTAAAAACTCATTTGCTTATTACGTATTCGGCAAAGAAATAAGAATATTTAATTAAAACAATTACAGCTATGGTAACATTTGTAAGAGTAAACAACGACATCAACGGAAACCCGCGTTATGTATGTCACTTTTCAGACCTTTTGAATAAGAATGAATATACTTCTGCATTAAACAAAGTTTCAATAGATGAGGCGTATAATTTAGCTTTGAAAAAAGCTAAAAAGATAGGAGGCAAGAAATATCATTGCAATGGTTTCGGTGGTGGTATCGTGTTTCAATCATATAACCTAATAGACTTAAATAACAAAATTGAAAACCTAAAAAACGAGTAATAACATGAAACGTACAAAGATAGTAAAACGAACGGTACAAGTTTGTCGTGTATATGGCAATAGAGTTTATTTTTTCAGTAAGTAACAATTAAATATATATAGATATGAAAACAATAAAAGATAAAATAGCATGCTATTTTAATGGAATAGTTGACATTAAAGAAATGAAAAACGGATATACAGTATATACTAAAAATATATCGGTAACAAATAGCACTATAAACCGAATAAAAGACGAACTAAACTGTAAAGACATCCGTATAAGTGTAGGAAAATCGTCTAATCTATTAATGTATGAGTTGTTTTTTGAAAAGATAACAGACCGGATTAAAACGTTTGATGATGCTTGGGAGTATTGCGGGAAACCCGAAATTCCCACGTTTACAGGTGAACAAAAACAGATTCGATATTTTCAAGCTATTTTTCAAATGTCTATCATTGTAAAAGCGTTGAACGAAGGTTGGGAACCCGATTGGGATAATGCAGACGAACCAAAGTACTATCCTTACTTCAATATGTCTCCCGCTGGTTTTGCTCTTATTGGTTCTGGGCGTTCTACTACATTGGCAACTGCGGGCGGAGCGTCTAATTTTAGACTAAAAACAGCCGAACTTGCCGAATATTGCGGCAACCAATTCATTGATATATGGAAAATTATACAAGAAGGATTTTAAAATTAACAGCCATGAAAGAAATAAATATAAAATTACCCTTATACAAGCAAGCGTATGTATTAGCGGAAAACTTTAAAGAAATTGGAATAAAATGTGTATATAACCATGCGAATAAAAAGGTATATTTATCATTGTTGAATGCGCCTACTTTTGTCGTTGGCGAACCTATGCAAATGACTTTAAGAAGGTGTTTTAATTCATTGAAAGACGTAAGAGATAACTTTCAAGAATACGCGAATGGGTATAAAAAAATGTATAAGATTGTGTACTCTAATAACATTGAGATGTTGGAATTTTTAAATAAACAAAAATAATAACTAACTAAAACAATACGAGTATGAAAACTAATAAATCAATGAGAGAACTAAAGAAAATGTTTTCGTTTATGACTGAGGAAGAAATCAAGTATAAAAACGAAAACAATACATACAAGACGGAACGAGGTATCTTAAACTTTTTGGCAAAGATAAATACAGAGTATGAAAAACGTGCTACTATGCCAAAAGTGAAACGGCTAGAAATAGAAATAGTTTGGGTAAAAAATTCAACTTGGGGTGTTATTCCGCACGCTTCAATGAGGTGGGAAGACGCAAACGGATGGTATTATGAAGGAAATGCGGCTACGGCTTCCGGATGGGGATATAATAAGGAAAGTACTGTAGTTGCTGAATGTTTTAATAAAGTATGTTCCGGCATGTTGTGGAATAAAAGACGTTCACGAAAAAAAGTGCCGTATGGGATTTATCTTCGTGGTTATTTCCCATACTTTGAAGGTGGCGTAGGAATGAGTTGTTATTCTTCAATCGCTGCTTTTTTAGGTGGAAAGATGGAACATGTCGCATGTACTAAAACATACGATAAATACGTATTCACATTCAAATAAGTAACAATCATGGGGCAGTATAGAAACTATGCGTATCACAATTACGAGATAAGCAAAGAGCAATATAATTACTTGCTACCTGTTTATGGTAGGGGTGCTTATGAAAACGTAATGTTGAAAGAAAGTATTTATAATAATCCGATTATCATAGAACGTTCTGATAAATACATGTTTTGCGGGACACCGGAAGACTACAAAGACATGTTAGAAAGATGTAAGTATTTATAAACTATAATATAATAAGGTATGAGCAAATTTGTATCATGGCGAAGGGTTTCTACACAAAAACAAGGGCGTTCCGGTTTAGGTTTGGAAGCTCAAAAAGAAATTATTGATTACTTTGTTGAAAAAGACAAAGGAATACTTTTAGCTGACTATGTGGAAGTATATACAGGAACGGAACTGTCAAAATGCAAAGAATTAAGTAAGGCAATACAGTTTGCAAAAGAACATAATGCAAAATTAATCATAGCAAAAACAGACCGTTTCCGTAATACTTTGGAAGCCCTACAAATTTATGAAGAAATTGGAGACGGGAAAATTATCTTTTGTGACTTGCCATCAACAGATAAGTTTACGCTAACCTTATTTTTTGCCTTGTCTGAAAGAGAAGCATTGATAACAAGCATTAGAACAAAAGCAGCATTAGCGGCAAAAAAGAAACGTGGAGAACAAACCGGAGGTACAAATGAACTCTGGGGAAAGAATACCGGAGCGAATAGAACGGATACGATTTCCACCATACAACAATCATCGTCAACGAAAAGAAAAGAAAACGCCCGCAATAATGTACATAACGCCCAATTTTGGACGTTTATACAGAAATGGATAAGCTGCAAGGGAGAACCCAATAACGCTCAAATATGGGCGCAAATAGCGTCTGAATTGAACGACTATAATTTTAAAACGGCTACCGGAATGGAATACAACGCTGTCCGTGCAGCCGCTATGTATCGTAAACTCAAAAAGATAATGAAAGGGTAATACTATGAACGAACATTTGCTTGATAATGAACTGGTAAAATTCTATTTTAAAAAGAAATACCCTGATAACAGATACCAATTTAAAACGTATTCTGTTATATGTGATATGTTCTACAATCCAAATAATGATTTATTTGTGATTGAATTTATAGATACAAAGATGATACATCCAAAGACTTTGGAATTGCAAGTTAAAAGAAACGATTTATACAATATAAATATCAAATAATATGAAAACAAATTGGACTAAAATAACAACGGAAAAACCGAATGGAAGAGAAACAGTTCTTATATGTCATAACGGCATATTCTTTGTCGGATACATATACTATTCTATGAAACATTATTGGTGGGGGATGCTTGATTCATTTCCCGGCAAAGTAATTATTAAAGAAGACATATTAGTAGATGAGAATGACATGTGGATGAGTATTCCAGCTATAAACGAATAATAAAGAAAGGAGAACAACATGGAAATATTAGATTTTATGGGTAGCGTATTGATGGGAATTGCGGTGTTTGTTTGGTTGATATGCAACGCTTTTAAACAATTAACTAAATAAATTAGAAATGAATAAAGTTGGAATTGTTGGAAACGGATTTCACAATACAATGTTGTTGGTCGCAGAAACCAAAGGAAATGAAATAACTGACGAACAATTAAATGAGTTAGCAGTGCGAGCTAAATGTTCAGTTACTCAAATAGAAGTCGTTCCAGAAGAAAAATTTGAAATAAGAGCTAAAGAATTAGGGCGCACCTATACATTTACTTCACCTCCAAAGATTGCATCAATACCAAACATTTATATGGATGATATTTCGTTTGGATTAAATAAACACAAGCTCCGAACATATACAGAATCGGATATTGTAGGTTACAACAAGAAAATATCCAAGAGACGTAAAAAGAATAAGAACAAGAAAACTCATAGGAGATAACCCTCATAACAATAAAGAAATGAATAAAACAGTAAAGATTTCAAATCTGAAAGAAGGTGATACTTTTATCTATAAAGGTGTCCTGTATGAAGTTTGGTATAAACAAAAATGGAGTACTTGTTGTGTGTATTTGAATGATAAATATCGTTATGGCGACTGGCATAAGTATCTTTATTGTGACTTTAGTAATTATACAAAAGTAGAAATATGAAAATAAATTAACATTATGACCGAAATAGATTTAAACGATACTGTTAGTGTAGAACTCTCAGAATGGGGAGCTACATATCTTAATGCAATGAATACCTTTAATAAAATGATTTCTCCAATAGAAACCTACCCGCTTTATAAGACTAACTATAAAGCGGGTGATATTTACAAAGACCAGCTTTGGCAGTTGATATTAGATTTCAAAAATGGAGTTAGATTTGACAAAGAGAAACCATTTAATAAGTTAAATAAAGTGATTGATTAATACTTAATTAGATATGAATGCAATAGAATTTCAAAACAGATATACAAGAGTTGTAAAAGACTTCTTTAGCAAATGTTTAGAGTATGAACAAATGCCATTGCGTAAAATGCAAGATATTACGATGTGCTGCACTGAAAACGGTTTTGAATTACGGCTTGAAACCGTTACTTATAGCTTTGCACAAGAATTTGAAGTTGATAATAAAGAGATTACCCCTCTTTATTTTGAAACACATTAACCCTCAACATTATAAAGGAAGGAACAAGAATATGGAAAAATTGAAATCAGACATTGAAATTATTGATTTCCTAAATAGTTTAGACTGGATTACAGAAGTAATCGTACATTCCGGTGAAATTATTGGGAAAATAGATAAAGAGACGACAACTATCAGTAGAAAAGATTTAAACCTATTAAATGCCATTATTGATAGTGATTACTATATAATGTTGCAAAGTAGGTTACTTTGTATCGAACGATTTAATGTATAACTTAAAATAAAAGAGTATGTTTATAGTAATTAAAAGTAAAGGAAAGGATATCCGGTTGAAAGCGGATTCTATTCAAGAGTATAGCGTAGACGGTAAATCAGTAGTAACCGGATGGTATTATTTAGGCAGTTATATACGACCTGACACCTTTTAGGTCAGTGATAACAAAAAGTAATGGCTCGTAGAAATACGGGCTTTTTTTATTAAAAATTAAATATTAAACATTATGGGAAAGAATGAAGAAAAAAAGAGTTTGGGAAATGAGCTAACTTATGAACAACTAATGGAATATTATGATACATCATGTGGCGCTTGGTGCATAGACCAAAATCCACATGATGTTAGTATTGATTGGATTAGAGAAAATGCATGGCAATTAAAGCCTATTGATAAATCCCTTTTATGTACTGATTGTAGAACCTGCCCTTTGAAGGAGAATTAATAAATTGTTCGTACACAGATTCGGGTACTCCATGATGAACATAATTTCTTCCATTTCTAAAATAGACTGTTAAAGTTCTTGTTTCGGGATTATAATCTACTCCGAGAAACGCAGATGATGCAATAGGTATCATATCTTTCATGTTTTAAGTTAGTATTTCTGCAAATTTACTGTTTATAATTGATAAACTGTAAATAGATGTGTATGTTCTGTAAGGATGTTCTTTAGCACCCTTACAGAACTTTCTCTTAAAAATATGTTGCAATTTACTTGCATACATAACTAAAAATGACTATATTTAAGCGATTTAAAAGATTTACATTATGAACACTGAATTTACTCTTTTAACTCTATCTGATAATTTTCCGAATGAAGAAAGTTGCATCAGGTATTTTGAGAAGATGAGATGGGGAGACAAGGTTGTATCGCCCTATGACGAGTCATCTAAAGTCTATAAGTGCCAATGGAAAGTATAAATGCAAGAATACCGGACGATATTTCGATGTAAAAACTGGCACTGCATTCGCTAATACTAAAATGCCGATGAGAGCTTGGTTTTACGTAATGATGTTGTTCTTATCACATAAAAGGGGAGTTTCATCATGTCAAATCGCCAGAGATTTGGGCATAACTCAAAAGACAGCGTGGAAGATGCTCCACAAGATTAGACAGTATATGGCAATGGAGAATAATCATACTTTATCCGATGAGGTCGAAATTGATGAAGCATTCGTGGGTGGAAAAAACAAAAATAGGCATAAGGACAAGAAAGTAGAAAAATGCCAAGGGCGTAGTTATAAAGACAAAGTTCCGGTATTCGGTATTAGAGAAAGAGGTGGTAATATCGTCGCCAAAGTTGTGCCTGATATTCATGGAGATACATTACTTTCTATTGTGAATGAGTATGTTACAGAAGGAAGTGTTGTATATACAGACGGTGCAGGGTATCCGGGAATTAATATTGATTACGAGCAAAGAGATGTAGACCATAGTAAACATTTCTATGGTGCAACTTACGCAACCGATGAAGGCGAAATAATCGTTGTTAGTACAAATGGAATAGAAAATGTTTGGTCGCATTTCAAGAGAATGATATTTGGAACCTATTATTGTGTAAGTAAGAAATACATGCAACAATACATTGATGAGTTCGTATTCCGATTTAATACTCGGAATTTTAGCGATTCTCAAAGATTTAATTTACTTTTGCGCAATGCAGCATAGGATATGGGAAAGAAACAAAAAGAGAACATAATTAGAAAGAAAGATTCAAAATCAATAACCTTTGATTTTGAGTTAAGAGTTCCGAAGAAAGAATTTGATGAGCTTCTTCGGAGAATGGCTAATATCAAAAAAGAAGATGAATCTCCTAACGAAGAAACTGATAAAAAAGAAGAAAAAGAAGAATAGAAATAATGAAGTTATTCCTATATTTGCAGCGTATCATTGAATAAAATGGTACGCTTTTTACATATTATAGCCTAACCGCCATCGAACTACCACACTGACAGCAATAAGGCTATTTAAAACCTACTAATGGGTAAATTGCGTTTTTACGCCAGTATTGGCGTAGAGCATTGTCTATTAGTAGGTGAGGTGTGGTAGCCTCCGATGGCGTTAGGCAATAGTTCTACGCCCTTTTTGTATTCTCGCGTATGGTTATTGCTAATAGAATAAACTTTAGTATTAACCAATAAAAAAGTAAGATTATGAAAAAGGTTTTTTTATCGTATGAGAAGACGTTGATATTTATGGGAAATGCAACGTTAGTATTAGGGGTTATGACAGCCGTTATCTTAGCATTTACGACTATATATGCTCCTAAAGAGGTATATATGTCGGGACAGTATTATAATCTTGGGAAAGAGTTCAACCCAATGGGGCTTGCATATACTATTGCAACTTTCATTGGAAGTATTGCTACGTGGGCAATATTTTTGTGCATTGCCCATGCTTCTGAAAATATCCGGAATATTAGATTTAACTCACTTCCTAATGGGACAATGGCAAAAAACGTATCTGAAACCGAAGACAAAAAATTTGGGAGTAATCTTATATTTGGAATCGGAATCACTGTATTTGCAGGAGTGATGTTATATCTGATTCTGTCTTAATATCCAGCAAAAAAACAGAAAAAAATTATGAGATAACAAAATAAATCGCTATCTTAGCGGTCGAATTAAAAGAACATGCTCCCAACAAATTTAGCCTTGTTGGGAGCATTTTTTATAACCAAAAGTTATAGCGGCAGGGCTAAGTGTTAAGTCGTATATAACTGCCTATAAAAGATCTGGAAAAAAGTTCCTCAGCAAATACAGTAAAAAGAAATGGGAATGTTTTTTACCAGAAATATATTATTCTACTTGGGATTATTGGGGTGAGTACGACGAACATCCTTTAGTTGATGATATTATAAACCGTTTAATATTTGATGGCATTTCTAATGATATATTTAAAGAGTGCGGATATAATTATTTCCGGGCTATGGGATATTCTTCATTTCAGTACAAAGGGCGTAAATGGTTTATTAAATATCTTTCTTCTCTTCCAACTGTGAGGAAAGATTCAAAGATTAATAAGTTTTTAAAATATATAAGAGAATGAAAACATTTGGAGAAGTAAAAGTCGGAGATTTGATATATACTATCAATGACGATTTCAGAATAAAATCAGCGCAGGTTTGTGGAGTTGAAGACTTCCACCTGATGCATAAAAAGGCGATTATTAAAACCCTCAACTTTACAATTCCTGTTGATTTTGATAAAAGTAAGTATGTAAGCAATGAAGTAAGTTTGTATTCTTGTTTACAGGCTGCACAGGAAGCAAGAGAAATGGCGAGAACTGCATATGCTGATAAACAATGGAGGATTGCTATGCAAGCATTTAGACGCTTAAAGAGGGCGGTTAAAGATACTGAAAAACAAAAGAAAATAATCTTCCAATTCTTTCAAATGCTGGAAGAAGACTATCAAAAGGAATTGAATAGGGACAGAATGGTAACGAAGCTAATAATAAAGAAGAAATCAATGAAAACAAGTAGAATGATTCTTTATATTATCATGTGTATCGTATGCTTGCCAATCTTCTCGCAAACCCATGAGAAAACAAGCAACGAGAAATTGAAGATGTTGGTAGATGAAACCGTTAACATGATTCAAAGAAGTACGGACAAGAGAGAAACAACATTTAGAAGAATCAATGTTCTATCGGAGAAAGTAACATCTTTAACGGAAAGTGAACTAACGGTGAATGCTGTACCGGTAAATAACTTCTTGAATACTATTGAAAATCTTCTGGGTGAATTAGACGAGCTTAAAATTAAGTCGGAAGATATCTTTAACTATGTGGTAGCAACTAAGGATATGTTTAAAAGACCGGACTTTGTACCTAGACAAAAATCAATAGAGGATTCTGTATTCTATGCTGTTATGTATTTAGCGCAGATTGATAAAATATGGGATGATATGATTGAAGCCTGTAATCTGTTAGAGAAAGAATTGGAATGTTAAATACCTCTTTTCTCTTGCACAGATTAAAAAGAATATGGATATTTGCATCGTATCTGAAACGTGGCTGTGGAAGATGAACGATTGCATATTAAACTTTTTAGTATAAAACCGCTTATTGGCAACAGCCACCATTGGATAAAACCAATGTCTGCCATGCGGTAGCAATAAAGCCGTACTGATAAATCTTTCAGATACGGCTTTATTTATTAACACACTAATACTAATATATATGGAAGAAGAAATCGTATCTCTAAAAACCGCCAAACTTTTGAAAGAAAAAGGATTTCACGAAAGATGCAGAGCATATTGGCATACTACTATCGGACTACCTCATTGTGAATTAAGTCCTTGTGATTATAATAATGGAGTTGAGTTTTATGCATCAGCCCCGAATCAGTCTTTGGTTCAACGCTGGCTTCGCGAAGTTCACAATATCGTCATTCTTGTAGGTTGTGTATGTGATTTTAGATGGATAGATTTGAATTGTACCGGAGAATCTAAAGCTACTGTTGAATATTGGGATTATGATATAACTGTTGCTGAAAAATGGCTATATAATAATACAATCCAAGCAGAGAATAAATTCGATACTTATGAGGACGCTCTGGAAGCCGCAATTGAGAAAGCACTAACTTTAATATAGGAGGAAGAAAAATGGGAATAGACAAATCAGAATTGAGGATAGGGAATTATGTAGAATTTCCCACTCATGGAATTATGAAGATTACAGAACTTAGCATGATAGGTGCTATGGGAAAAGGTGAAATATCCGGTAAATGTATTTGGGAAAAGACTGTATATAAGCATATAGAACCAATCAGAATCACTAAACAAATTCTAATTGATAATGGATTTACAGAATATGAGGACGGACGTTTTAGTGGAGGGAGATTAAAGTATAATTTTAATATAGGAGTACTTTATTTTGATATCGCATATCCATGTAAATATGTTCATCAACTTCAAAATCTTTGGAAAATAATTAATGGGAAAGAGATGGATTTTCAAATGAAACTTTTTATAGATGAAGAAAATGAAATCTTTTTTAATCAGAGTAAATACACTATTCGCAAAGAGGATATAGATAAAATGGTTCTTGATTTTCATAGATGTCCATATATGATACCTAAAAAAGAATTTAATAAAAAGGTTTATATTAGTGAAGATACATTCAATAGAATATCCGAAATACAGGCTAACTTAGCCGAAGTTTTGAAAGATTTGAAGCAGTCAATATAATATGGAAACAAAGAAAATGGTATTAAGTAAGGAGCAAATGCTAACTCTGAAAGAATTAGGAATTGACGACCGGAGCGCATTATGGTGCATCTATAATTTTTATCTTTGCGGAACGGATGAGTTTAAAGAAGTAGTTGCTCCGGCTTATACTTATAGTATCGGAGATGAATTGGAATATGGTAGATATACTTGTGGTGGATATGTTAGGGCATTTGATGTTGATAACCTATTAGACTTATTACCTGCAAGATTGAAACATTATGGTGCAGAATTCTTATGTACCATTGAGAAAGAGGTAAATTGTTATCGGGTATATTATAAAAGTGAGCGTTGTAAATTGTTTATAGGACATGGATATGAACATGAATCAAAAAACTTATTAGACGCACTGTTTAATACAATAGTAGAAATTAAAAAAGAAGGATATGAAGAAGTTTGATTTAGATGCTGCCTTAAAGGGAGCACCAGTAATAACCAAAAATGGTCTTCCAGCACGAGTAATATGTACGGATGCTAAAGGTAAATATCCCCTTGTTGCCTTAATATTAGAGGATAATTTGGAAGTTCCTGTAAAATACGCTTTAGATGGCAAACGTCATATAGAAAATAAAGGAAATTACGATTTATTTATGGTTACTGTTAAGAAGAAAGGGTATATCAATATTTGGGAGCATGAAAATGGCAAAAAATGGGCAGAAGGTATATTCTCAACTAGAGACGAAGCTGAAAAAAATAAGGAGATAACAGCAATATATAATGCTCAAAAAGTTTATATATCTACAATAGAAATTGAATGGGAGGAATAAAATGAAATTAATTGAATTAAAAAGATTGACGCTCTCTAATTGGAGAGGACAAAGCCGAAAGGTTGATTTTGAAGGAAGAACGGATGTGTACGGAAAGAACAAGACAGGGAAAAGCTCTCTGAAAGATGCGTTCCTGTGGCTTCTTACCGGATATGACAGCAATGACCGGATGAACTTCAACTTGTTTGATAACAATATGGAGTATACCGCAGAAAACAATCCGGAAGCAAGTGTAGAAGGTGTATTCCTAATCAACGGTAACGAATATTCATTCAAGCGTACCGCAAAAATGGGATTTGTCCGTAAACGTGGAAACAAAGAATACGAACGAAAAGGGACAGACGACTATAAATTCTTGATGGATGGCATTGAGATGTCTGCCACTGAATACCGTACACGTATCAATGAGTTGTTTGCCGAGCAAAATGTACTTCGAATCATGCTGGATACCACTTATTTCTTAGGTATGGAATGGAAAGACCAGAGAACTTATCTGAGTCTGATGTCCGGTGAAATCAAGAAAGAAGACTATAAAGGCAAATATGACACTTTGTTTGAGAAGCTGGACAAATATACAATGGAAGAGATAAAGTCTCAAATTGCTACGATATGTGGCCCTATTAAGGCTCAATTGAAGTCTTTCCCATTGACTATTCAAACTCTGGAAGAGAATTTGCCGGATATTTCCAAGGTAGAGGAAGCTAAAAAGAACATTGAGAATGACAAGATTCAAATTAAGGAAATCGAAGACATGATGAATGGTACAGCAGAATCTATCAAGCCTTTCATTGATAAGAGGAACAAAGAAATGCTGGAAATAAGCACGAAGAAAAATGAATTGATAAACCGGAAAAAGGCTTTTGAAGAAGAGCAGAAAGCCCCGATAGAGATTGCCAGAAAGAATTTGGATAATATCTCTGCCAAGAATGAGGAAATAAAAGCTCAGAATGACAAGATTGAGAGAGACCGGAATAGGTATGAAACTCAGATAAAGACTTTTGAAGAATACGTAAAGCAGTGCGCACAAAGAAGAGAAGCGTTACTTGCTGAAAAGAATGAGGAAAAGGAAAAGCTGTTTGGAGAAGATACTTGTCCGGTTTGCGGTCAGTCTTATCCAGAAAGTAAATTGGGAGAACTTCGGGCTTCTTTTGAAGAAAAGAAGAAAAATAGGCTTGAAACCATTATCGCTCAGGGCAAAGCTAACAATTCACGAAAAGATTCTTTCTTGAAATCCATCCAAGAATTAAAAGAAGAAATAAATTCACTGCCTGAACCACAAGGATTGCATAGTGTGATTGAAGCGGTAGAAGAACTTCGGAAAGCAGAAGAGAACTGGAAACGATTTGAAGATACCGAAGAATATGCTTCCTTAATGGAAGAGATTCACAATATGGAAGAGAATTTGACCGTTATTCCTGAACAAGACAATGCGGAAATGATTTCTATGAAAGAGACATTTATGAAGCATATCGAGGAAGAAAGTAAAATACTCGGATTGGTGGACGAACGCAAAAAGCAGGAACAGAAGATTGAAAATTTGAAGAAAGACCAAAGAGCCGCAGCCGAAAAACTGGCAGAACAGGAACAATTGGATTACGAAATAAAGGAGTACGAAGAGGAAAGAGCAAGGATTGTATCTGACCGGGTAAACCGATATTTCAAACGTTGCCATATCACCATGATGTCGCAGGATAAGTCCGGGAAGTGGATACCGAATTGTGTCATTACGGCATTGGATGGCGCAAACTCCGCAACGAGCAACGGTGCAGAACGTATCCTTTTAGGAGTAGACATTTCAAATGCGTTTGCCGAATACTTTGGGATTAGTCTTCCTCTCTTCGTGGATGATGTGAATTTGATTAACGATGTCCATGCTGCTATTCAAACCAAACATCAACTGATTAGCCTGATTGTATCGGAAGACGAAAGTTTAATCGTAAAGAGCAATGGACTATAAAATTATAATTAATCTAAGTCTTCTCAATAACGCCATTGAAACGGAAGTGGAGATAGGAGATTCTATGGAAAAAGGAATATTTATTCCCTATAGATATGCTCCTATCTACAAAAAGAAAAAAGGCGTATTTCTGTATCTATTTGCAAAGGAAAGAAGAGCAAATGCTTTCGGGCAGTCTCATTACCTCCGACCTAATTGTGATAAATTAAAATATGAACAAATAAAATTAGATACCGGTATGGATGAGCCATTTTCTATTCTTGGAAATATGAAAGTGCAGGGAGAAAACAAAGATTGGAGAAAAACAGAAAAAGACATTAAAAAATCAATTGAAAATATTTTAGACAATGACTAAGAAAGAGAAAAAAGAGACTTACAAAAGAGTCCAAGAATTAACCAAAGAGTTAATAAGTTGTTTAGTTGAACTGGAAGAAGATTATCTTATTTTGACGCCCAATGATGAAAAAACATATTCATCGGCTGTTGGATTTCCAAAAGATAAACTTCCGAATATGTATATGGGTGCAATGGAAGATAAAGAAGAGGGTGGTGCTGTATATTCCGCTTTAGCTTTAACTGCATCTAACTATTACCTAAGTAAAGCATCAGATGAAGACGCTTCATTTGCTATGAAACAATTTTATAAAACCTTACAATTGAGGGAACTCTTCATTAAAAATATTTTTGGAGATAGTAAAGACGTGAATTTGAATTAATTTTGTATATTTGTAAACCATTAAAAATAAAAGACATGGAAGGAATTTATTATTTTAACGTAGCTCTGAAATATGATAAGCTGGACGAAAGGGGTGTATATAAAAAAGTTACTGAACATTATCTCGTAAAGAGCTTTACCTGTAGTTCTGCCGAATATTCTATCATCCAAAAAGTGCAGCCGTTTATTACAGGCGATTTCAAAGTCAATGCAGTTAAGGAATCCAAGTATTCAGAATTGTTTCTTTCCGAGGAAGCTGCGGCAGATAGATACTTTGAATGTAAACTAAAGTTCATTACCTTGGATGAAAAATCCGGTAAGGAAAAGTTCACTCAAACTAAAATGCTGGTTCAAGCTGCCGACCTGCGAGACGCAGTTAAGAAATTAGACTCTGGGATGAAAGGCACGATGGCAGAATACCAGATTGTTTCTGTATCTGAGACAAATATCATGGATATATTTACCGAAGAAAACATAGAGCATGAAGGTTGAACGAATTGAAGATGCAACCGATATATATCTGAGAGGTAGTATTTGCCTCTCAGATGTACCCAAAGACATGATATATGTTTCTCCCAAAAACGGGAAGAAATATCTCTCTATAATAATCACCAAGTGCGATGAAATGAAATGGGAAAAATCCCATGAAGTAAAAACCGCACCAACTCAGGATGATAAGGCAAGAGGCGTGTCTCCAAGAAGTTTAGGTCTACTAAGCGAATGGAAAAGAGACACTGGTGATACTACGCAGCCTAAAATGAAAGCTCCGAAAAAGGAAAAGCCTAAAACGGAAGAGATAGATGATTTGCCATTCTGAGCTACAAAGGTGATTAACCTATTTAAAGAACAAGGAATAAACTTAGAAATTATAAAATATGGAAGATAATAAAGATTTAGTAAAAGTAAACGTAGGCGACGAAGTAATTAGTCGCATTGATACACTCTGCAAGGTAGGATTTACCATGCCCGCAGATTATAACTACATTAACGCTATCAAAGCCGCCATGCTGGTATTGGCAGATGTGAAAAACAAGAATGGCGTTCCGGCATTGCAAAGCTGTACAAAGAACAGTATTCAAACCGCACTCTTCAAGATGGCTACAAAAGGTTTGGATATTTCAAAGAAGCAAGGATACATGATTGTTCGTGGCGACCAGCTTTGCTTTGAAGAAAGCTATTTTGGTACTTGTTTGCAGGCAAGAAGAGCATCACAATATTTTGAACCAATTGCCAACATTATCTATAAAGGGGATATTTTTAAATTTGAAATTGACCCCAATACCGGACGCAAAAAGGTTCTTGAACATACTCAGACTTTAGAATCTATTGATTCTGGCGAGATGGTTGGTGCTTATGCTTATGTTACCAATGACAAGGGAGAAACGGACATAGAGATTATGACGATGGCTCAAATCCGCAAAAGCTGGTCTAAGAGTTCTTCTCAACAACAATTGGTACATAAGGAGTTTCCCGACCAAATGGCTCGCAGAACGGTAATTAAGAGAGGAGCAAAAATGCTCATCAATTCTTCAAAGTCTGTAGTAGACGACGATTTGGAAGAGGAAGTATTGAATCCAATGGATGCTTCACACCAGATTGAACCGGAATACGCTACCTTTGAAGAGGTGCACGATGAAGTTCCTGCGGACGAACCGAAAGAAGCCGCATATAAAGAACAGGCAGATGCTTCGAAGAAATCAGGTAGAAGACCTAAAGCTAATCCAGAGCCTACTCCTGAACCTGCTCCGGCAGACCCACCTATTCAAGAGAACAACGAAGGCGAGGAGTTCTAATGGAACTGAGAGTAATGGGTTCAAGCAGCAAAGGGAACTCTTATGCCCTTTGCTGCAACGAAGAGATTTTATTGGTTGAAGCTGGTATCAAAGTTCAAGACATAATTAAGGGAATTGATTATCAATTGAAAAAAGTACGAGGGGTGATTTTCAGTCACCAGCATCTTTGACCACTCTAAGAGTGCACATGAATTTGTAAAGATGGGATTTCCGGTTTACACCCATCCGGCAGCAGTGGAAGCATCCGGATTTATCGGATTGAATGGATTAAACCCTAAAAAGAAACTGGTCATGGGTGGATTTAAGATTCAAGCTATCGAAGTAAAGCATAATGTACCTTGCTATTCGTTTGTGATTGATTGTCCGGACACCAGTAGAGTTTTGTTCATTACTGACTGTGCAGACTTTCCTTGGAAGGTAAATGGAGTGAATCATCTTCTGTGTGAAGCAAACTATATGGAAGACATCATTCTGGATAGAGCCGCAAGAGATGAATGGTCGGCTTCTGCCAGTGGAAATCACCTCTCCATAGAACAGTCGGTGAACATTATAAAGCGGCATTTTAGCGCAAAACTCCAAACGGTAGTACTGTTGCACCTCAGCGATGGAAATAGTGACGAAAAACGCTTTAGAGAGATGGTAAAAATAGCTACCGGAATTGAACCTTATATTGCCGATTCGGGAATGAAAATCAAACTTAATTTGGAAGACTTTTAGATGATGGAGTTCGTGAGATTTATAAGCAAAGACTTTGAGACATTCATCTGTTTCTTGATATTCCTTTGGATAATATTTTCGGGGATAGAAGGAATTGTAAAAGAATGGAGGAAAAACAGATGACCTATAAATGGAAGTTTAACGACTATCTTCAATCCATATACGATTGTGCGATAGAGGCTAAAGATAAAAATCCGGTTTGTTACTACTTTCCGGTTACTCAGCTAGAATTAGCAGAGAACATGGATTTGGTAAAACAAGGATATAAAAAAGACATAATACCCACAACTCTCTTATGGATGATTGTGGAAAAAAGAAAGAAAAGAAGATGAGTAAAGTATTCGTAGGGTGCGATAATGGGGCTTCCGGTACAATTGGTATAGTTGGCGATGGAATAGAACCCATATTCGTAAAAACACCTACTAAAAAAGAGCAAGACTATACCAAGAAGAAGAAAATGATAACAAGGCTGGACTCTCTCAAATTTATTGCCTTATTTAATGGCATTAATAAGAGCGATATAACCTTTGTTATAGAACGTCCCTTAATAAATAGCACTCGCTTTAATGCTTCCATTAGTGGGGTAAGATGTCACGAATCCATGCTGAACGCTATTGAGATAATGGGATGCAGGTATATGTTCATTGACAGTAAGGAATGGCAGAAAGCACTTCTTCCACATGGTTGTGCCGGAGATGAATTAAAAAAGGCTTCTCTGGATATAGGAAATCGTTTATTTCCTAGGTTTGAAGATGTAAAGCATCCAGATAGAGACGGATTATTAATTGCTGAGTACGCTCGGAGGAAAAACTTATAATTATGGAAAAGATAAGATATTTCATGTGTCCTTTTGTACTTACTTCAAAAGATAAAGGACGGCAAGATGGAAGAGCGATACTCACAGTTGAAGGTTGCTTAAACATTTCAAAAATAGAAAAAAGAATAAAAGAAGCTGATGGAATTGAAGATGGACGGGTAATCTGTACCGGATTTTATGAAATGTCCGAAGAAGATTATATGTCTAATTTCATGGAATAATTAATACGTTTATCATAACTTTACAATCGTCTGGTTCGTGAGAATAGGGCGGTTTTTAACTAACTAAAAAAGAAGAAATGAAAGATTTCATTATATTTGTAATCGCTCTCATTATCGTTGCCGGGTTTATCGGTCATATTGAGATTAATACTAATCCCTTTTGCATCAGACTACCGATGTGGCACAGAGTAGTCGCTCTTATTCTGTTTTTTGCTGCATGGGGATTGTGGGATTGGGGAGAACGCTTAGATGCGTATTCTAAAGGGCTGAAAAGAGGTATGGATATAACGATTGAACAGTATAAAGAAAATAAGAAATGAACGTAGAAAAGATTTACACGTTAGAGGGAGAGGCTATAAGCCTCAAAGATAAGGAATATCCGTCTATCATTGAAAAAGTAGATTATTCTGCAATAGACGATGAAGGTCTCAAATATCTTCAAGACCAAATGAAAAGTTTGGCGAAGTTGTGGAGCATTGTCTATTTACAGGATAAGAGACCTATTAGCATCCGGTTTGCCATTTATTCAAACTATATCTTCAAGAGCCGGATTCTAAAAGATGATTGCATTGATAAAATAGAACAGAATAATTTTTCAAATGGAAACTGAGGAAGCATCATACCAAAATTGCTCCGGCTGACAGAAGAAAACCATACTATGCTTAAAAAGATAGTTAACTTCATAGAAGAATACAATTCAGACGAGGCTAAAGAGAATAGGCTTGTATTGGAATTTATAACAAATGTCACTGCCGATTGGTGGGCTGAATGGATGCGCAATGGTGCGACCAATGACATCACTAAAGCCGATATAGACGATTTAACCAATAGAATTTTAACTCAAACAAAATAGTATAATGAAAATTAACGAGTATCAATTAAAAGCACTGGAAACAGCTATCTATCCAGAAGATTGTAAAATCATTTATCCGGCATTAGGATTAACCGGAGAAGCCGGAGAAGTTTCGGATAAAGTAAAAAAGGTAATCAGAGACAATAACAGAGTATTCTCATCAGAAATAAAGCTAGAAATAGCCAAAGAATTGGGAGATGTTCAATGGTATATCGCTACGATGGCGCATGACCTTGGTTATTCTCTGGAAGAGATTTGTCAAATGAATATTGACAAGTTACAATCTCGGAAAGAGAGACATTGTATTAATGGCAATGGAGATAATAGATAACCATGAAAATAGAGATAGATATACCCGAACCATTTATTGATGCAGACAATAGCATGATAAATATAAAAGGTGATGGTTTTTTATATACCTCCTTTGATGAGAAACGTAGTGGTCTTGCCTCAGATAAATTTGCGGAAAACCCGGAAGAATATAAGAAGTTGGCTGATGCGTTAGAAGAAATTTCATACAACATTAGATATCTTATTTACCATAAACTTATTTAATCATGGAAAAAGAATTGAAAGCTCAGAACAGATTAAAGGCATTGGAATTAGCCAGTATTGTTTATCCTAACAAAGTAGTTAGAGCAGAAGAGCTTGTAAACACTTTGAAAAAGAGAGCAGAAGAACTTCTGGATTGGGCATACGAGGAAGAGGAAAAAGAAGTTAAGCCTCTTGAATGTGAATGGATTTCCTGCCAAGATATATTAGATAGGATGGAAAAAGCCTATATAGAAATGGAGGAAAAAGAATTAGAAAAGGAACTTAGAGAATTTATTAAAAAATATACGGATGTAATTAAATAGGAGATGGGCAAATATTTTACAATTAAAGAACTGTGCCATTCTGATACAGCAATAGCACATAAGTTGGATAACTCTTGTAAGCCGGAATATCAACGTAACTTAGAAGCATTGATTACAAATGTTCTCGACCCTCTAAGAGAGGCGTATGGAAAGCCTATTAGAGTAAATAGTGGATATCGTTGTATGGCTTTGAATAAGATATTGGGCGGAGTCCACAACTCAGAGCATTTGAAAGGAATGGCTGCTGATATTACAGGCGGAAGTAAGGAAGAAAATAAAAAACTTTTCGACCTGATTCAACAACTGAATCTTCCATTCCGACAATTAATTAATGAGAAGAATTTTTCATGGGTTCATGTGTCTTACAATCCGACTGATATTAAAAAACAGGTAATTTGGTAGTGAAACAAAAGAAAGGGATTCTTCGGAATCCCTTTTCCTATTTAGAGCACTCTAATGAACGCAGTTCATCTAATTCATCCATCAACTCTAACCGAAGCATTTCAAACTCATGGTTGGGTAAATCTTTCATCATACTGTCAATTGCACGATTCAATTCATATCTCTTCCGAATAATAGCTAATTTCTTAGCTGTGTACTTTACCTTTTTCATTTTCATGCTTCTCTCGTTTTAAGATAGTATTTATATTTTCCTCAGTAAATCCAAAGATTGAAGCAAACCTCTTAAATTCTGCCATTCTCTTCTCCGGTATCAGATTAAACATGCTGTTAATGGGCATGTCCCCTTCCATTGCCTTTTTTACCTTCTTTAGTTTCATACTTCTTATTTTTATAGTGATTGCAATCACAAATGAATAATTTGATATAATCAAAGACTTTCATAGCTATTTCTCCGCTGAGATATGCTATCTCTTCACCGTCTAAGGATATGCCGTTCATATTGGCTAAATCATCCTGTAGATGTCTTTGTTCGTGTATATAGGAATTAAAAAATTCCCTTTCTGATGAAGCACGTCCAATCGCCATGATTGTTATTCTATAGAGAAAGTTGGAGTAAGTAATACCTGTATCCAAACGACAAGAACGCATATTTTCTTCTGCGGTTAACAGGAACTCTTTACTCGCTCCGAACCTTCTCATTTTATGGACTATTTCATCAGTATCGTAACAGTCTACGGAATAGTATATATACACCTTCCAGCCTATCTTTGGTATGTAGAACTGCTGTCGTATCACTGTTAGAGCATATCATCCCAATTGATTACGATACCCTTCCCCATACAGTCCGCAAAGAAATGCCGAAACGCCTTCTCAGAGCCGCCATCCGGGTCGTCTATAAAGTCTCTCACAAACATAGCAAGGTATTGTTCATTCGGTATGGAAGACCCGAAGTAATCCGCTTTACACATGTTTGCTACGTAGACAGCGTTATAACCGTTATCATTCTTTAGCGTAATACTGTACTTTTTGAGAAGTTCGTCAACCTTTTCTTTAGGGATGGGAGTAATCTTACCTTCCTTTGTCTCCATCATAGAAACAGCCCAATCGCACATCTTCTTAGAGAAGTTGAATCCATAGTTAGAGAGGTAAGCTCTCATCTTCTCCGGTATTCTGTCGAATACATCAAAACTCATATTTCTGTCCATATTATAGTATATTAAGCAAGTGTTTCCTTGGTGACTTGATAGCACTAAGGAAACACCCACAATTGATATTAGCGACGACGACGACGTCTTCCTCTACGTTCACCCATGCGTTCGTCATAATCACGGTCGTAATCACGGTCATAGTTCCGATCATAGTCTTTACGACTCCAATCGCTATCACCTCTTTCACCCATGTTCTCGAACTCATCCAGAAGAGCTTCAAAATCTTCTGCTAAACATTCCAGACTTTCTTTAAAGTCTCCAACGGCACGACCGAGACCTCTTTCGTGACCCTTGTGGTTAATTTCAATCATTCCCATATTAATTAGGTTTTAGAGTTTGTTTTTTGTTTGTTAGAACCGTTCAGTTCTGAAAGCAAGGATTTGAGGTCATTCTTTATATCAAAGAGGTCTCCCTTTAAAGATTTAACCTCTGTTTCTAGAGAGCCTATCTTTTCTTCCTGCTGTTTGTCCTTGGCAAATTGAGGATTCAACTGTTTCAGTATTTCATCGCAGTTTTCAATTATTGATTTATGATAATCTACACTGCTGACAATTTGCTGACTCGTTTGAATCATGTTCTCAACCTCAGAAAGAATTGCTTCTTTCTTGTCTGAGAGAATAGCATTCGGATAAGAAAATACTTCCATGTTGGTCGGTATCTTCTGAAATTCCATCACTTCTTCACCGTATTTAATCTTGGCATCAATCACAGTTTCCTGTTGTGAACCAAAAGGTAATGAGGGATTGAAGGTCGGATACTTCGGAACTGGATTGCTCACATATTCTACCTGACCTATTTTTAGTACTGGTTTTTCTCCTTTTATAAGGATATAACATACACTTCCTTGTTTCAATGCACCAAACATATTCTTAACGTTTTATTTGTTTGACTTAGCTTCTGCTGCCGAAGCTGATACTGTTGTAGTTGACGGGAAAAAGTTAACTACTTGGAAAATTCCATCACACTTGTTGTAATAAACAAGCAAATAGTTACCATTCACGACTCTATTAGAGGTCATTGGAGCACCAAGACCATTAACAAGAGGAGTACCCGTAGAGCCTGCCGGTGGATTAGCAGAGGTTTGCAAAGAAACTGTAAATGCTGCTGAACCTGCACCACTTGAAGGTATTTGCGAAATACGCAACAACATTAGCCCTTCATTACATAATTGTCTGAATCGCCACGGACAGAGTGAATATGTAACTACACTACCCGTAGTCGTTACTGCAATGGTACGCAATTCGGGAATGCCCGAGCCATTCAATCTCCTAACAGGAAATCTCCTAGAAAGCATCTGATTGCTCCATTGAGCATAAGGTAAAAAATAAGGATTCATAATTATAATTTTTAAAGTTATTTACTCTAAAAAGGCTGACTTATTGACAATATAAACACTATCAATAAGTCAAAGTCTTTTTACTGATGATTAGCAGCCGCAACCATTGTTACAGCCGTTACCGTAAGGATAACCATAGCCATAATTGTAGCCGTCATTCAAGCCGCCTTGGCAACCAAACGGGTTGCAGGTCAAATAGGCAGGAACAGGGCACGGACGAAGCTGATTAACAAGATTTTGTGTCTGTTGCTGTGTCAAAGCAGACATCTGATAACCTTGTTTTTCATCACGCAACTGCTGAATTTCACGCTGCATTTCACGCATTTCAAGTTGACAGAACTTATCGTTGATAATTTGAGTTTGGGCATCAATCTTAGCACCGATAATGTTGAACTGAGTGTTAGCGTTGCTAGTCAGAGTGTTAGTCTGGTTCAGAGTAGCCAACTGGTTCTCATAACCTTGCTGTTGAATAGCAGTCTTTACATCGCAGCAGCATTGAGCCATCTGGTTTGCAATCTGGCAGTTTCCAGACTGGATGGCGTTGATGATTTGCTGAGAACTCATACCTACCTGACAGCCAACTTCGGATACCTTGGAGCTTACGCCATTGATAGCCTGTTGAATCTGACCTACAGAGCAGTTCAAGTTTGTAGCCAAGCTGTTGATAGCCTGTCCGTTTCCGGTGATTGCTTGCATCAAGAGTTCACGACCGTTGTCATTGTTGATAAGACCAGCGAGACCAGCGTTAGCAGGTACACCACCATCATTGCCACCAAAGCCGTTACCCCAGCCACCACGTCCCATCAATGGGAACAGGAAGAACAAGAAGATAATCCACATGAACCAACTACCGTCACCACCGAATCCGTTGTTTCCTTTGTTATTCATAGCCAGCAAAAGATTGGGGTCTAAGCCATTCTTCTGCAACAGCGGAGCAAGCATTCCTAACATGCCTGAACCACATCCACAACCCCCAGCTTCCGGGGTGTAAACTACAGTTTTGCTTTCCATAAAAATACGTTTTTAATGTAGTTCGACGTTGAACCACGCTTAAAAGAAACGAATATACCCGAATTAAACTATCGAATTTTTCTATATAGATAATCGTTTGATTACAAGTCGATTATAATAAACTTTGGATTTTATTTTGATTATTATGCACTAATTATTACATTTGTGTCTTAATCAGTACATATATGAAATTGGCATATAAATTTCAGAATAAAATAGATGAAATAGCGGAAGAAGTCTGTAAGTACTTCAATGTAAGCGAACAACAGATAATTAGTAGAGATTGCACAGAGAATGTTTCCAATGCGAGATATTTTTTATGGTATATACTTCATTATGAAATGAAGTTATCCGGCAAGACATTAGCTAAAATGTATTTCAGAACGCATAGGGGAGTGTTTAAAGGTGTAGCTAAAATACGGTCAGGGTTAAAGACGCAACCATTCTATCAGATAATCTATGATAACCTATATAAAAAAGTAGAACCCCTCATACCCGAAGATATAGAGAGGTTCTTAGAAAACATGGAAGAAAAAAGAAATATCAATTAATCCAAACCTTCAAGCCATAAGAACCTTTTGGATGTCCGGCATAAAGCAGGCTACTGAACATTGTATTGATACTCCTTATCAATTGAGTTTGTATTCTCATCTCAGCTAATAAGGGGTTGCTTTCTACATCATTGCTGAGTAAAGCCCGAATGTTCTTTATTTCCAAATTCGTATCAGCAACATAGAAGCGCATACTGTTCAATAGGGCTTCCAATGCTTGTGCGGTATCTTCGGTAATAGATTTGATACCTTCTTGCAAACCGGATAAATCAGCATTTTCTTTTTTAAAGCGGTCTTTTATCCAGTCAGGAAGTTTATTCAGTTCATTGTAGAAATCATTCAACTCTTTTTCATATTTATTAGCCATTGATTCATCTATGGATGGCACTTTTCCCTCGGCTGCTTCAAGAGCTTTTAAATATTCTTGATAGGCTTTATCTCTTTTCCTTTTTTCACCGGCATAATCAAAGCCGTATGTCTTAGCAACTAATTCCGCAGCATTTCCCCACGCAGCATCCCATTTCTTTATATTTTCATCTGCCTTATTAAATCTTTCTAAGGCATCTTCCGCTTCCGATGTTTTGGGCATCATTTCATCAAAAAGTCCTTCTGCCCATTCTTTTATTTTTGGTTCAATTAATTTCTGTATTATTATCTGCTTTATTATGTCATTAACTATATCATGAACAGCTTCACCCCATGATTCAGCAGCGTTTGTACCTTCTGCAAAAGCATCAAATAAAGCATCTCCTAATGTAGAAGCCAAGTCTTTGAAAGAGCCGATTAAGTTCTCTTTCATTTCTGTAAACAAGTCTTCTATATCATTCTCTAAATCATGGATTGCTTCTCTCCATTCATCTATACGGTCGTCGTCAGGCTTTTTCTTTCCTTGTTCAGCCTCTATCATTCGATAGTAGCTATCAATCTGTTTCTGCAAAAGTTCAATTCGTTCTGAACTCTTAGCATAGGCATCTATAGATAACCCGTTTTCAATGGCACGAGTCAAGTCCTCGTATGCCGTTTGTAATTGCTTTACCTTCTTTGTTTCAGATTGAATTGCCCTTTCTCTTTTCTTATCTCCGATGGCAAATATAGCTCCAACTGTTTCAAAGACACCAGCAGCAGCCTGTAAATATCCCATAGGTCCCTGTGCCAAACCAGCAGCGATATTGCTTACACCTCCAAGTATTTCAGAAGTAGAACTAAGTGCATCTTTAGCTCCGGCAGAAAGATTTCCCAAGGAATTATTCATTGCATCTGTTAGTCCGGCTGTCTCCGATGCAATCTTAGAAGCATATGCCGCTGCTTTCTTTAACTGTTCTCCTTTCTTTTCTCCATCATCTAATCCATTTTTAGCAGTGACTTGGGCGTTCTTTTCTACGCTCAATTCCTTATTTAAAACTTTCAGACGTGCTTTATCAGTATTTAAAGTTAGCTTCTTAATATTTGCTTCCTTTGAATTGACTCCTTTTTTATTAACAGCGTCAGTATATTCTTTTTCAGATAAAGCAATAATATCTTCTAATATTTTTTTCTGTTCTTCTAACTGGTCAATATTTTTAGAAGCGTCTACATATTGAGACTCTAAATCTTTCTTTTCTCTTAAATAGTGGATATATCCTTTGATGTTGGGCAACAAGTCCTTAAACGGATTTCTGGACTGAATCTGTTCATCTATCTTGTTCATTTGGTTCACAATCTCTTTGAGTTGATTAGGCGGCAAATCACCTAATGATTCTCTAAGAGATGCGAGTTTAGCTTTCATCTGTTCAAGTACTCTGGTAGATACTTTATCCAAATCTTCAAACATGGATATGTACATATCACTTTCCTTAAACTCATCAAAGGCTTGCTTATCTAGTTTTTGCTTTGTTTCTTTCTTTATATTTTTCGTAATTTCCTCTTTCTGGTCAGGAGTAAACTCTGATGGTATATTTGCCAATTTAGCCTGTTCTTCCAGCCGGATACGTATTCTCTCCGAAGATGCTTTTTTTAGATACTTAGCATAATCCTTCAACCGGACATCTAGCTCTTTATTTTCAGCAGCAGTTATCATCTTGGATAACTTATAATAAGAATCCAATTGCTGTTGTCCCAATTTTGACAAGTCAGGATAAGCCTCTTCCAATGCTTTACGGATATCATTTAAGCTAGAAACATCCACATGGAATAGTTGCTTTATCAAGTCATTATCCAAACCTTGTGTTTTGAGGTCTATGGATAGTTCATATCCGGAGAACATATTCTCAATCTTTCTTTCAAAATCAGCTATGTTTTGCTCCGAAACAGATATGGATACTTCTGACCTTAATTGTGCGGCAGCAGCAGCCCATGCACGTCTTAATTCTTCTCCGGCTTTTCCACCAATAGTTTCAGCAATGCTCTCCATCTCGGCAGCAATAGAAGCCTTGTCGAAGTCTAATTCAAGAGGTTTACCGAACAAATTTTGATAAGCATTTCCAAACTCCTTAGTCAAAATGTTTTTTGCATCGGCAGCACCTTGGGTTTTCCTCAACTTTTCATATTCGGATTGCAGGCGTTTTAGCAAATCGAGTTGGGCTTTCAATCGTTTTTCATAAGCACTTTCTTCTCCTTTTTGCTGTGATTTGGTATAATACCCATAACTCTTTGCAAAGGCTTCCAATTCATCAGCACGTTTCTTATATAAAGCTGCTAACTGGTCATTGCTCATTTCATCATTCAATTGGGCAGTAGCCAATTTAGCCCTATTTTCTTCTTCCCTTAATTCTTTAATTCTGTTGAGAAGATTTCTAAAATAAGTATCAGGCGTTTCCTCTACTTGAATGAGCTTAATGTTGGTTTTTAATTTTTTAGTATTACGATTAATCTCATTTATTTTATCATAAATGATTTGTTGCAAATCAGATAATTCTTTCTGAACCTGTTTTTTATTAAAGTCTATATTAATTCCAAGCCGAGTTTGCATTCTATGTTTAATGAATGTTTGCGTAGCTTTATCTTCATTCCCGGCTGCGGAATTTACAAAATTTCTAATTGTATTTATATAGGTTTGTTTCTCTTCGGCATCTAACTTTTGAAATTCTTCTTTTGTAATTCTGGCTGCTAGTAATGCCTTATCTTCCAAAATTTGATATTGCTTTTCAATCAAATCGGTAGCACCCCTAAAGGTTATAGAAGTTAGAGTAGCCTCATGCTGCACTTGTTTCAATGGTGCTATAATATGAGTTACATCTACTTTTCCTTCACCAATTAATCCACTACGAAGTAGCTTCATCAATTTATCAACCTTTTCAGTAGTAGTAAATGCTCCTTCATCTATCTGTCTAAACCATTCATCAAAAGTTGAATTAGTCTTTCCTTGCTGCATTAATCGGACTATTTTAGAAGCAGCGGAATCATAGGCAACTCCCAGCTTTTCTACAGCCTTTTTATTTTCTTCTATACTTTCCGAAAACTTCTGTGTGTCACGAGCAAAGTTAGTACCGTCTTCCTTCATTAAATCATTTAGAACTTGCGTCTGACGGAGTTCTTTATTATATTTTTGCTGCGCTATAGTTAAATCACCAGTGATATTCTTTTGGTCTTTCAGCTTTTTGTAGACGTCTGGATACTGAGCTTGTAGAACTGCTAAAGAAGCACTCAATTCTTTTCTACGCTTATTGCTTTCTTCTTCGGCATCGGCATATTCTTTTGTTCCTTCTGTGTATTTTCTTAACTCTACTGTGGAATCTTTATATGCTTGCTCTTGTTTTTTTATTTTATCTACAAGTAAATTAAATTTATTTACTTGGGTATCAATAGAGTTTGTCAATAAGTCAAATTTAGCTTTCGCTTCTTTGGTCTTCTTTGACATTTCTAAAAAAGCATATCCGGCAGATAATACTACAGTAGCAAGTAATACCCACGGATTAGCCTTTAACCATGCACCTGCTTTATTCATCCATAGGACAGTCTTTGCCATTGCTGATGCAAGCCCACCTTGTGCGATAGTCGCTTCAATAGTAGCCGCAGTTAAGGACTTAGTAGCAAGAACTGCATATCCAGTTTTTATTATATAAATAGCTGTAACGCTAGCAACTGTTTTTAAAGCAACTGCAAAAATCTCCCAATTCTCTACAACAGAACGTAAAGCAGATACCATTCCTTTGAGTACTCCGTCATTTGCTTTACCAATTTGGTTAAACATCACATCGAAGCTGTCCTCTAAGTTGGCTAATTGTCCCTGTAAAGTTTCAGCTTGTATTTCCTGCATGTTATAGAAAATACCACCAGCGGATGTTAACTTCTGAAATATCTTTTCAACGTCTCCGAAAGATACCATACGTTTAGATACCATCTCAAATACTTCACCCACTGATACCATTCTACCTTCCAACTGAGTAAAGTAATCAGCCAGTTCTCCCAAAATATTAACTCCGGCTTCCGAAAATTGTCTGAGTTCCTGTCCACGGAGGTAATTAGCTGCTTTAACCTGCCCAAAGGCAAGAATTAAACGCTGCATATCCACACCTAGACCACTGGAAATATCTGCCAACATCTTAGTTGTATCGTATAACTTTTCAGTTTCGATACGATAAGCGGCTAACTGTTTTGTGTAGGATATTAACTCCTTAATAGTATAGGGAGATTTAATAGCCAATTGTACCGTCTTCTCAAACAAAGCATCGGCTTCATCCTTATTCTGTAATATGGCTTGTAAAGAACGCTGTTGAATTTCAAATTCTCCACGAACTTTAACCATTTTACCGATATATCCTTCAATGGCGGATACGGAGAATAACAATGCTAACTGACGTTGCAATTGAGCAGATGTATCCAATATTCTCGATTGTTGTTTCCTAAGTTCTCCGGTTTTCTGTGCAGCTTGTGTATTAGCAATCTGTAAACGGTTCGTTTCAGAAACAATGTGATTTATTTGAGCAGTATAATCTCTACCTGTAGCAGTTAGTCGCTCTTGTGCTTGACGTAATCGAGATATTTTATTTATTCTCTGAGTGATAGTTTGCTCCGGTCTTTCTAAAGCTCTACGATAAGATTCTTCTGCTTTCTCAGCTATCTTTGCCGATTGAGCAGCACTTCTATCAGCACGTTTTTTTTCTGCTTCTGTTTGCCGGATAGCTTTTTGTTTCTCTTTCTCAGCTTGTATTTCTTTTTGATAATTTGTTTTATCAATTCTCTTTTGGTCGGCAGCATAGGCAGCTTCAACAGAAGCACGATATTCATCAGTAGCTTTTGCTCTTTTTTGTAATTCAGAATTTCCAGAACGGAAAGAAGCATTGAGTTGTTCCATTGCTTCTTTCTGTCTTTGAGCTGTTAATGATGTTTGGTTTAATGTATCCAGATATTCATTCCATGCTGTGTGTGTCGCTATGACACTTCTCTTCTCTTGTTCTAAAGCGGCTATTTCACCTTGTATTTGTGGTATTAATTCAGTTCCAGCAGATGCTTCTCTAATTGTATTCCGTGATATTACACCGCTTCCGCTGCTCTTTAAGGAAGACATTTGGTTATCCAAATCTTTCACAGCAGATGTAGAATCATTCAATAAGTTTTTCAATGATTCTATTTTCTTGTTAACCGTATCAACCGGAGAAGCTGCAACTTTATTCAATTGCTCAGAAACCTTAGCTACACTATTTGCTAATTTTCCAACTTCCGTTTCCGAAGATTTAGAGAAACTTTTCTTAAATGATGTCCCGGCTTCCTTTACTTTATTGATAAATGGATTTATCCCATTTGCCATGTCGGAAAAGGCTTGTGTTACTACACGCTGTGTCTCTTGACTGGTTTTAGCAATTTGCTCTATCTTCTTATCGGCACTATCTAATTGATCTAATACCGATTTAGGAATATTCAATACATATCCATCTGCTGCCATAATTCTTATTCTGCTTTTATTACAGGTATCCCAAAATCATTTGCTAATTGAGAGATACTTGTTACATTAATCTTTTTCTTCTTCTGGAATTTAGCATCTTCATTGTCTGGAAGATATACAATATGTGTGGAGTCGTTTTTGGCTATACCAATTTGAGCGATTGTCATTTGCCACATATATTGTTCCATTGTAACGGAGGGAAATGCTTTTAAGAAATCAAACATTTCACCATAACTCGTCCGGGCTATTACGAGTTCCGTTCGGTTATCTTCGTCTTTCTCTCCAAGGCTATCTGCTTGAAAGTCTGCGTTAGTCCGGTAATCTGAAAAAAAGGCTCAATTCCAATTAAATTAAGAACCTCAAAAAGAAGATTTGCCCAATCTTTGACTTCCGTTTCCCAAAGTATCGTATCGTAAACTTTTTGATAATCAGTATCTATACGCTTCTTGTCATTGATTAAAGCCAAAGTTAGTATTCTACAAACCGAAGGGAAATTAGTAGTCATTTCTTTTAAGACATCTCCAAAAGAAGCATTCTCCACTTTACTTATCTTAGTTGCCTCTTCTGCAATCATCCACATCGTTCCCGGTTTCAGAGACCGGATTTCCCATTCAGTATCTTTTAACTTCACTAAAGAAGGTGAATCGTTCATTATCTGAGCGAGTCTTTCCATTGCTTCATCGCTCACAGGCTCATCGGCTGATTTGTATTTCTTTTCTTCCATGACTTAAAAATAAAAAGGAGGGAGTTTCCTCCCTCCCTTGTTTATATTGAACTTGAAAACGCAGGTACTACAAGAGTAACAGGGTCGCTGTCACTTGTTGTAAGATTGTCTCCAACCGCCTTTAAGTAGTAAGTGAATGTATCCGCAGCTTTCAGAGAAGAACCGGTATAAGTCACAGTATCTTTAGCAATCGAAGTCCAAGCTCCTGTTGTACCTTTACGAATACTATATCCATTATTACCGGTTACATTCTTCCAGCCAACTTTAACGGATGTTTCAAGTCTACTAGAAACGACGAAATTAGTTGGCGTTGCTAATTTCGTCAAGCTCCCCCCGATGTTTTCGGAATGATATAGAACGGAGTTAATGGAGCGTCGGCTGATGCACCTACCTTACCAGCGTAACAAGTACCGGAAATAATACCCTGAACAATACCTGTCTTCAAGCTGGCTGCTTCAATACGACCGGAAATTTTCACTTTGGGACAAACCAAAGTACCATCGTTAAACGCTGCTTCAATTTTTGCCCATACTGGTTTATAGGTATTGGGAGCACAGATATTACCACCAGAAATGGTAAACCCCATAATCTTAGTCAAAAGGTCAGATTGGATATCACCAGAGTTCATGGTCACGGTGTAACGTCCCAATGTAATATTTTCATAGATTGGTTCGTCTTTGGTCTCTGAATCAATCGCATTGGTCGTATTGTCTTCCTGAGTAATGGAAGTTGAATCCGCTACGATTTGGTCAAGAGAATAGGTGTCTGCACCTAATGCACCAGCAGCAGTGTACGGAGTGATGAGGATTTTTTGCACACCGCCCAAAATCAAAGCGGTATCTCCTAAATTTTTTGTTGCCATAGTTTATAAATTAAATAATTAATACCCAGATTCTTACTATATTTACGTGAAGATTACGAACTGCGTCGTAGTCTTCCCGGGTTTCTGAACGGTGAATACGATAACGAGAATTGGATGATACCTGTTCTTTGATTATCTCATTCAAACGCTTTTCCATCTTAGACATGACAGCTACGTTTTTTTTGCCGTTGCTAAGAGGTTTGGCGTAAAGATAGATATTCACTCCACCGGAAGCATAAGCGTTATAATCAGTCAAACTTGTATCACAAGATATTACTACCATGTCTTTCCAGCTATCGGGAATAGTACTTGGTAGAGTAGATGGATATACATTTTCAGACAAATCCCCATCCAATATTTCATTGAAATAGGATTCAATCGCAGATATGTTCAACAAATTATCATCTCTCATAATGCAGCTACCCTTCCATCTTGTATTTTATATACACTTGCTTCTTTTATCTTTGCAGCCAGTGCTCGGATATCGTCTCCTATCATAAAAATTACATTGTATTTCCTTTTCAACGGATATTGCCCGGCTTCCAAAATTCCACCATAAAACATGGCGACAACGACAACCAATTGCATACCATCAGAAGATGGTTTATATGTTGCAAAGAAATCTTCTATAGCCTCTCTTCCGCTAATTTTCTCCCCCGTGTTGGGGTCTTTTTTCTTAGTAGAAGACATAGGCGTAAAGAAACTTTTGGTATTCGGATAAATCTTATAATTATAATAGACTGCGCTTCCATAGCTATCATGTAGGTTCTGTGTCTTATCCTTACCGAAATCTGCCTTTAGATAGGCTGTTTCAATAAGTTTCCGACCATCCCTTGCTAGCTTATTGGCTAGGTCTTTTATATATCCATCCTTTATACTCACGTTGTCCTATCAGTAATATAAGCCACACATCCACCCATCTGAGTAGGGAAAAGTCCAATGATAGTCCCATTGACTTCCATTCCATACATAGAACCTCTAAAAAGATAACCACGTTTAATGTTAATGCCTACAGTAGTATCAAAAGGGAAATAGATATTGAATGAAGCGTTAATAGCTCCACTTGTATCTGTTTTTGATGATTCTTGTATGTCACATTTGGTTTCAAAGTCGATTATTTCTTCATCTACTTGTTCTTCCAATGGCTTACTCTCATCAATTCCAACGTGATAAAACACACCATCAAACGGATATTCTTGTATGCGGTTTCTCTCTATGTACATCAGTCGTTCTCGTTAATCCATTGTAAACCTTCGCTTGGAATTTCCTCTATTTTGGGGTCGTTCCACTTTTTATATAACCCAATCATAACATTATAGACTTCTTTCTTGGTGTCGTATCGTTGACTACCGATGGTCTGTATAAATTGCCCATGTTGATTAGTCATGTTAGCGGTATAGTTGGGGGCAGTATAGATTACAAACAACAAATCAGCGAGACATAAGTCTTTCTGTTGCTGAGTAAGTTCTTTATAATCTGTTATGTCGGCTACATCACGTTCCATTGCGATACGGGTTAAGACCGCCTTATCGAAGACAAAGGCGGTCAACCCAGAAAGATAATCTATAATATCAAATTGTATCATATCAATTAGTCTTTGTAGTATCTACAATGATATGCCAAGGGAACTCGGTCAATGACGGGATGGCAGACATCATCAAGTCCGTATGCCATTCTTTCAAACGTCCATTCGGCACAGTAGAGTTTACCAAGCGAGCGATACCGCCATCCAAAGAAGCGAATACCATCTTGATTTCGTCTACACCAAATTTCGGGAACAAGTTTTCATCCAAGATGTCAGTGTACTGGATATCACCAGCATAACCAACCGGACGGAGAACAGCGATACCTTCTTTCCAACCGTTTACCATTGTGGTCTTGTCCCATTCCAAGTTCTTTTCTTTCTCTACGACGATTTCGATTGGAGAAAGACCCGGGATGCTTGCCGTTGCGTTACGGAAAAGTTCTTCGGGGATAATCTTGATTTCAGGAGAAGCCGTTGGGCTATTGGTATTCAGGTCACGATAGTACTGAATCCATTCACGAACTTCTGCATTTTGCAGAATTACCTTCTGGAACATATCGTAAGTGACCATCCACTTCATTGCACCTTGGTAATTGGTACGTTCACGGAAATTGTATTCAATCTCTACCATTTGGGTGAGCAACTTACAAGTCGGGTCAGTCCAAGTTTTTTCACCAGCTTTTACGAAGTTCTCTGCCGGAATTTCGGCTTTCTGGATTCTACCTCTGATACCACGACCAAAGTCACAGATAGTCTTACCGGTAGATTGCAGTTGAGCACCGAGATAGTTCAGGGTTTGGTCTTTACTGTCAATCAGCAATTGAGCCTCTTCTGCCCATGCTTGCAGAATCTTCGCATCGTTTCCGAATTGAGCGAAATATTCTTCTTTATACTGACGCTCCATTGCTGTCTCAACGAGACCCGGGGTGATAAAGTCAGGAATACTTGCAGAATAGAAAGCGAAACCTTCCTTATCCAGAGGGATAGAATCACCATACGGTGCTCGCATATCCATCAAAGGTGCAGAAGTTGATTTCTTGGTAGAAACGGTAAACGTTGCATCTCCTTTAGCATTCTTCGGAGTCTTGGTGTCAGCAATCGAATACTGAGTTCTCCACCATCCATAATTTATACGGAGCATTTCAGAGTTATCAATGAAACTCTGCAAAAAGTTTATGCCCTCTCTACTGTTAAAGAGAGCAGCATATCTACTATTATTAAAGTCAAATTTTGCCATTCTATATACTCCTTTCTTTAATTAGCACGAAGCGTGAACCATCCTTTTACTAAGGAAACATTTCTTTCTTTCAATACAGCCGGAGGCATTGGAGACATTCGGTGAATGTATGCTGTTCCTCCCAAAGTCGGAGTTAGCATATATATTGCTCCGTCCCAATCGTCTGCATTCTTTGCGGGAATGTAAGAGAAATCATAGTCGCAAGGAAGCATAGCATTCGGATTCTGAACCAACATCTTATCGTCAGCACCAGCTTTTGTTCCTTCTACCAATACATCACCTACAGCCAATGCACCGATAGTAGCACTTAATGTAAGTTTCCATACATCTGAGCCATCATCAGTAGTTGCCTCTACAGCAGTAACCGTAGCGGAAGTACCTGTACCATTCAGAGTGTCCGGTGCTTTCATCAAGATGTTTCCAACTTCCGGTATGTGCCTGTAACCAGTACGAGCAATCAGAACTTCTGTTCCTGCGGCTTCCACAATCTTTGCTACTTCAAAAGTCTTCATCAGAATTACAACAGCATTGTCACTATCATTTGTAGTACCGCCATTGTATCTATATTCTACCAAGTCACCAGCGTACATCTTTCCCCTTCCCCGAAAGGGATTCTGAACTACACCACCGGTAGTCGGGAAAACGAACTGGTTCTTTATGCCCTGCATTTTTACGAAGACGTATCGAGTCCCCCCGATGCTTCCTCTTTTCTGTACAAGTGCCGTACCTAAGAATACGCCACCATACATGAAATCGTTAAAATCGTTTTCGTTCATTTTATTATTCTTTTTTAGGTTTCAAGTCGCTCCAAAGTTCCTTCTCATCCAAGATGGGTTCTCCCTTTGGGGTTTTGGGAGTAATGATAGAAGGAATCTCAGCCTTCGATTTGTTGTAAATCTTTAAATAAGATTCAGTCTTCTTGTCTACATCGAAATCTTCGGTAATGTTGATTTCAGAAATGAACTCGTTTGCCCATTCTTTGTCAACTCCCTTTTCTCCCAATTTCGACAAAAGTGTACTTCTCAAAGAGCCGATTTTCTCCTTTCTTTCCTTCTCAGCAAGCTGCGCTTCCAACCGTTCCAAACGTTCCTGAATAGGGTCTTTCTTGTTTTTGTCCTTATCCGGGTCAGGATTTGGGTCAGGGTCGGGATTAGGATTTAGAGGATTCTTTTCCTTATACATTTTTACGAAATCTGCGTTATCCTTTTCAACATTGGCGTTTTGCGTACTTACAATAGGCAAAGCGGCTTTGAAGAAAACATCCAACTCAGTTTCATCGTTTGCAAGTAACGGCATTAGGGTGTCTAATGTGGTGTTAATGCTTCTTTCTGTCAAACGCAGGGTTTTCCCGCCTTTGGTCAGTTCACCTTTGAGTTTTTCAAAGGCTTCTTGTTTCGTAAACTTCATAGTTTCTCCCAATTAGTTAATAATTCACACACAAAATAAAGCATTATTGACAAGTTTAAAGTTGGTTGAAATGAGAAATTAGTTCATATATGAACCAGTTTATTATATTTGTGAATTTTTTCAAACAGAAAGAAAGCTATTTTTGTGGTTATAAAGATATGGAAAAGGAGGAAGTAAAAAATAAAGCGAAAGTGTTTAGACCCCAAGCTGGTGGTCAAGAAGCATTTGTTAGATCAAACGTAGATGTTTGCTTCTTTGGAGGCGTATTGAACTGCGGTAAGAGCTTCGGTGCTATTTTGTCTGTAGCTGAATGGTCTAAGATACCTCGTTTCCGTGCTGTTTTCACTCGTAGAAATCTACAAGACACCAAAGCTGGTGGTGGTATGGTAGATGAATTTAAAAACGTTTATGGTGATAGCGTTAAATCCAAGGAAACAGATAGTCCTCGTATAACTTTCCCTTCTGGTGCTTTTGTAGACATTACACATATTGCTGATGAAAATCCTAAGAAGTTGATGGAACGTGTCAAAGGATGGCAGTATGATATGGTATATATGGATGAGTTAACATCCTATGAGTGGTCTACATTCAATACAATTATTACCCGTAACCGTGGTTCGGCTGGTATCGGTTCAAAGATACGTGGTACAACCAATCCCAAGAAGTCTCACTGGCTTCGGACATTCCTCAAACCTTATATTGGATATGATGGCTTTATCCGTCCTGACATGGATAGAAAGGTGCTGTATTTCTTCATTGAAGGTGAAACTGTTGATACTGTTGTTTGGGGAGAAAGTAAAGAAGAGGTATATCAGAAATGTAAGATATCCATAGACCGTAAACTGAAAGCCGTTAATAAAGGAGTGGTCAAGTTTTCCTATGAGAACTTGATTAAATCCTTCTGTTTTATATTAGGTAATATAAGTGAAAACGTTGCTTCATTAGGAGATAATAAAGACTATATTGGTAGTGTTGCTGCATCTGGTGGAAAGCGTGGTCAAATACTTTTGGAAGGTAACTGGAACGTAGACGAAGACGACGATTCAGAAGCTCCTATACCTTCTTCTGTAGCTAGAGAGACATTTATGACTGACCCACAGAGAAATGGGGATAGATGGATTACAGCCGACTTAGCGGATTATGGAACAGACAATCTGGTAGCAATCGCATGGGATGGACTGCATATCTTGGATGTTATGATTTTGGGGAAGACGACACCTCGAATGAATGCTGAAAGATTATTATCATTTGCAGAAAAATGGGATATAGCCAACACTCATATTATATTTGATGGAACAAATGCCAGATACATGTCTGACTATATACCAGATGCTCTTCCTTTCCTTTCAAGTAATGCTCCTTGTGGAATGTATGCTCGTTCTGCATATCTATTAAAAGATGAGTGCTATCTCCGTCTAAGATTTCTTATTAATGAAGGCATGTTGTCGTGGGATGATGAAGTTGCTTCAAGACGCTATTATCATTCCAAGATGAAAGAAGAGATTAGCATACAGACAGAGTTTATCGAGGAATGTTCCGTTGTCCGGTTCAAGCAACAGTTCAGTGGAAAGTTCCGTCTTTTAAGTAAGAAGGAAATGAATCAGATGCTAGGTAAAGGGCGTTCTATGGACTTACTTGACCCTATAGCTTACCGGATGCTTCCATTGTTAGAATATAAATATGGAGAAGAGTTGACTCAAACAGCTAAGTTTGATGAACCGGAAAAAAGTATTATTACTCATAGAAGAGACAATATATATAATCCAAGTTTTTGGGCATAGGAGGTACAAATGAATTTAGAAGACATTAAAGATACAATCAACGCAGGGAAGAAGCTGAAACATAACATTTCAGTCCGGGACATTTCTTATGTTCTTCTTCTAAATAGTTTTGATGATAATAAGATTGCATTCAAAGCGATTTGGGGCAATGAAAGTGATGAAGAAGACATGAAAGAATATATGTCTTCCAAAAAGATAATCTTTCTACAAACTTATCTGAAAGCATTAAATAAAGATGAGAAAGAAGAAGTAAAATCTCCTGTTAAAGTAGAAAATTTAGCAGAAGACATTACTTTTGAGGAAAATAAGGCAGAACTTATTAAGTTGCTAAGTGATGTGAAGACAGAGTATATAGAGGGGAAATTGGATGCGAAAGATGCTCTCAAAATGCAGATTGATATTCGAACCAAACTAAATGACAAGTTCGGCACAGAAGAGAAAGAAGATAAGGATTGCGTTGTAGTGGTTGAACCTAAGTTCAATTATATTTGTCCCTATACCCAAAGAGAATGTTATGTAAACAGTAAAGAACAATGTATGAAACGGTACAATTTAATTGAAAAGGAGACAAACAATGGCTGATTATAAAGAACAAATAAAGTATTTGATTGACAATCCGGATGAGTTGCTTCAAAAGAAGCCATTCTTTAGAGGGGTTGTAGACTATAGTAGTTTATGGAATCACACACGTGAAGTATCCATCAACCAAACAGTAAGGGCGGAATTGCCTAAATTTAAAAAGAAGGTTATCTCACAACAACAATTTCTGGAAGAACTAGACCCTCAGTGCCACAAAGTCCTCTTTGACCAGAATGTCCCTTCTATTACCATGAAGTTGGATAACGGTAGCTATGTGGAGATTGAATATCAAAAAATGGCTGTATCTTATCAGAAGAACATAAAAGATAAGCAGGTTCTTCATCTGTGTGGGAATGACATGCTATTTACTCTTATGGAAACGCAGCCTTCTGAACAACAAGCTAAAGACTTCATTACTTTTAAACAATATTGGAGATTACGTAATCAGGATGGCATGAAGACTAAACTGGTTGATGCTCAATTGTCTGTAGGTGATGCAGGTTTACTTTACTACTTTGACAATAAAAAGAGAATCAAATGCCGTCTCTTATCTTTTATGGATGGATATATCCTGTGTCCTCACAATGACGATAATGGAGACCGGATATTAGAAAGTGTCTACTACACCGATGGAGAGACGGAATATATTGATTCTTACGACGACACATATGTTTACCACCATAGCAATAGCGGTCTGGATGCAGCCGATAAAGGATGGAAACTGGAAAGTGTAGAAGTTCATGGTTTTTCCGAAATACCTTTAGTAACAAAACGTGGAGATGTTGCATGGAACAATGCACAAAGCATCATTGAAGCATACGAAGTGTTATATAACATATTCAATGTCATTCAGAAACGTCATGGTTGGGGTATCCTCTATATTAAAGGTCGTTTCGATGATAGCGGAAAGACGATAGCGGGTAGCGTAATTCTAAACGATAGGTCTATGAATGCAGAAGGGGATGCTAAATTCCTGTCTCCCCCATCTCCACAAGGCTATCTGGACACTCTTCAATTGCTGGAAGAAACTATTCAGAAATGTTCCAGCACGACCTTTATTCTTCCCAAAGACATTAAAATGTCCGGTGATATATCCGGCATTGCGATTATGATGTCTATGTCAATGGATATTGAAAACGCATTGCAAAAAGTTATTGACTACCAAAATGTTGCCGATAAAATGTGTCGTCTGTTCAAAGAAGGATTGGCTAAAGAATTGGTTGAGAAAAAGATACAATCAACAGCGGTAACAGACTTTGAACAATTGAACATCAATGCTTCTTTCAAAGTATGGAGACCACAGTCAGATACCGAATTTGCATCTATGCTTGTGAATTTAAAGACAAATGGTATCATATCCGAAGAAACAGCCACAGAAGAAAGTCCAGTTTCTGCTCCTGATGAAAAAGAACGCAGGAAAAAAGAGGTAGAGTTGCAAGAACAAAGAGAAATAGAAAAAGAAGAGAGAAGTGCTAAATTAGCGGCTTCTAAGAGCAATAATGATGAAAAATAATTAGTATCTTTGGGTACTATCTAAAACTCTATTTTATGGATTGGCAAAGCATCATAACGATTGTAAGTGTATTATTAGGTGGTGGTGGAGCGATTGCTCTATATAAAGCTAAACCTGAGAAGGTTTCTTATGAAATAAAGAATCTGCGTGAAATCATCGAAGAGATAAAGAAAAATCGAGATGAGGACAAAAGAGAGAATAGAGAAGAAATCGAGAGACTTAATCTTAAAATAGGAAAGTTAGAATTAAACGATGATATCAAGTCCAGAGCCATTTCAAAATGGCTCACTTGCCATTTTATACCAAGGGAAAGTAATTGTCCTGTAGCTAAATTTATCGAGAATGCAGAAAAGATTATTCAGAAGAAAACAGAACAGATTAACAATATAAAAGAAAAGAGAAATAATGAGCAAGCAATTAGTTAAAATCTTCACCTATGTAGACGGAGTGAATGATACTCCTTTTCCAAATGAAGAGAATCAATTAATTATTCCTGAGTATTCCTTTAGTGATATCCGCATGGGTTCTGTGAACCTAACCGCTACTGCAATGTATCCGACCTGTTTGGATGATAAATGGGTTACAGGAAAACAATATGCTGATTTTCGTGGTGAGAGATATTTTATAGTTAAAACTCCGTCTTCTTCCAAATCAAACGACGATGTTCGATATAAACATGACATTGAATTCGTTTCTGAAAGAAACATCTTGGAGACTATTTATTTCTATGATGTTGTATCTGATAACACTTCGGTAGACCGATATGTAAGTAATAGCACAAAGGTATTGTTCTACGGAGATGTGCATGAACTGGTTGCTCGTTTGAATTATTCTCTGGAATATAGTCAGGTATCCTACCGAGTTGTCGTTGATGCAGGCATTACTTCCGAGGTTAAGCAGGTCTCTTTAGAAGATGTGTTTGTCTTTGATGCTATACAGGAGATTTTCAATATCTTTGAACTTCCTTTTTATTTCGTAGGAAAGACATGTCATGTTGGCTTTACGGATAATGCCATTACTCATACATTCCGGTATGGAAAAGATTATGAGTTGCTTTCCATCAATAAGACAAATGCCAATTATAAAATAACCAACCGAGTTACCGGAACGGGTAGTTCGGATAACATTCAGTTCTATTATCCAAATCCAAGCAACGACCGGGCAGCGATTGAAGCGGCAGGCGGGAAATGGATAACTCCGGCTGGCACTCTTATGCCTCCTATCTATCGAGATACGGACGGTGCAGAACGTTTCTATAATGCAATTAATAAAAGGTATATCAATCCAGAAACAGGAGAATACTATGTCTTTGAGAATGAATTTACAACAGCTAATCAGAAGGAACAAATTGTTACTTTTGAAGATATAAAGCCTACAATTAAAAACACTCTCAATGCTGCCGGTTTACGCATAGACGAAATTATAGATGTAGCTTTTGACAAGGACGATAACGATGAGGTAGACGAAAGCACCGGAGATTATGTTCATTCTTACTTCTATGTAAAACTGAACCGTTTTAGTGGAGACTACGGATTCAACTTATTCGAACAACCGATTGTAGGTAGCGACGCTTCTATTGTAATGACAAGTGGAAATTGTAATGCTTGTACATTCCAAATTGGAGTTATAGAAGTAGAAGAAGATGGAAAGACTGTTTTTAAGAATCCGGTACAAGTTGACAAAAATGGCAATATTGCAGAAGGTAACTATGCCGATAAAGTAAAGCCTAATAACATACAAGCCAACCAGCAAGATACTACACAGAATGAGGTATGGATTGCTTTGAAAAAAGACAATACTACCTTTGGTATGGTAATGCCGAATAAGAATGGAAATATCAGACCTTCCTATGGGGACAGCTTTGTTATCACAAACATTGATATGCCGCAGACCTATATCTACAAGGCAGAGAATGAATTGGAAGAAGCTATCCTTAAATACATGGCTAACAATAATAGTGAAAAGTTCACGTTCTCTATTAAGTTAAGTCGTATCTTCCTTGCTGAAAATCCGGCTATAGAAGCACTGATTAATTCAAGTGCACGTATTGATTTAGAATACAATGGCAAATATCATCAACTTTATGTATCCAGCTATACTTATCGTTCAGATAGTGAAGTTCTACCGGAAATTACGATTGAACTGGCAGATACACTTACGATAAGTAAGAACTCCATTCAGACCAGCATTGATTCTGTCAAGCAGGATATAATGAATACTATTGGAGGTGTAGACTTCTTGAAACAAGGTCTGAAATACTTCCTTCGTAAAGATACGGAAGATATTGCACGTTTCTTTATTTCTTTCCTGAGAGGTATCAAGATTGGTAACTATGTATCCGGTGGAGACATTGGCGGTATATTTGCTGTTGATGGGAATGGAAAGACATTCATTGAGACTGACTTCTTAAAAGTACGTATGAAAGCCTACTTTGAGACGTTAGAGATTATCAATACCGGTAGTATTGCCGGACGGCAGATTATCACTCCCGGTGGCTCTATCAAATGTATTAAGGTAGTAGACCGAGAGGAAATAATTAACGAAGATGGAGAAAAAGAAGAAAAGGTATGGAACTTCTACCGGTGCTATTTCCTCGCTGAACAAGATGGAGTAAAGGTAGAGAATCGTTTCCGTAAAAACGACCAAGCTCTTTCACAGGACTTCAACATCAAAGAGGGTGTTTATGAAAATGTTTCCAATCACTATTATTGGAGACTGGTTGTGGGCGTAGGCGATGATTATATTGACTTGTCCAAGACCGATGCAGATACAAAGAGTGATGCTCCGGCTATAGGCGATGTAATCTGTCAATTAGGTCACAGAGACGACAAAGTACCAGAACGACAGAACGCCATGATATTTAGTGCGGTGGATTTATATTCTCCGTCTTTAACCATGTATGCCGGCATTAACTCCTATTCCTATGTGAATAAGGATTACATCTCTTATGGCGTTGATAAGACGACCAACAAAGCCTTTATGAATGTCTATGGAGATACTTATATTGGCGATAGAAATCGTACTTCTTATATGGAATTTAAGACCGGAAAAGGTCTGAAAATAAAAGGTCAATTGGAGGTAGGCTCAACCATCGGAAATGGTTCAACCATTGAAGATGCTTTAGACAAAGCGACTCAGGATGCTATTGATGCAGCTACCGAAGATTTGACTAACTATGCTAAAGAGGTAACAGAAAGCCTGAATAACATTCAATATCAAATAGATGGTCAAATTGAAAGTTTCTTTGAAAAATATAGCCCAACTCTGACGAATAAACCTGCCGTTGATTGGACTACCGAGGAATTAAAGAAACAACATGCCAATGATACCTTTACCAACATTGATACAGGCGAAAGCTGGAAATGGGTAAAAGATGGTACTACTTGGAAATGGAGTGTCATTGAAGATACAGCTACTTTGAAAGCATTGGCTGCGGCATCCAAAGCACAAGATACGGCAGACGGAAAGCGTAGAGTGTTTGTTGTTAAACCTACTACTGAACAGGCTTATGATGTCGGAGACTTATGGGTAAATGCAACGTATGGTACGACTTATCACAATGATATTCTTAGAGCCAAGACAGCGAAGAAAGCCGGAGAAGCATTTAATATTTCTCATTGGGAATTGGCTTCTAAATATACCGATGATACCAAGGCGAATGAAGCTGCGGAAGCGGCTGCGGCAGCACAAGAAGCTGCGGAACAAGCTGCAACGGCTGTGGATAATTTGAATACCTACGTGGATGGTGCATTTAAGGATGGTGTGATTGAAGAATCCGAAGCACAAGCCATTGAGAAATATATAAACATCGTAGACAACGCTAAGAAAACAACTGATGCTGCCTATACTAAATTGTATGCAAATACATATCTTACAGGAGCAGCAAAGACCGGATTGAAATCTGCCAAAGATAAGCTGGACATTGCGACCACTAATCTTATCAATTCAATCAACACTGCTATTGCCGATGGTCAGACTACAGTTGCAGAAAAGAACGATGTAGATGCTAAATTTGCAGCTTACAATACAGCGAATGAAGCCTTTAGTACCGCAGTGGAAGTGGCTAATGGTGCTATTCAGGATTTATTAAAATCTTATTCAGACCAAGCTAAAGAAGCTGCGGTTGCTGCACAGGCTGCGGCAGATGCGGCACAAGCAGCGGCAGACAGTGCATCGGATGCAGTAGACGATTTAAACGGATATGTTGATGGAGCTTTCAAAGACGGTATTATTGATGCTTCTGAGGCACAGGCAATAGAGAAGTATATCAATATTGTAAATAATACCAAAGGTGAAGTAAAGGCAACATTTGATAAACTATATGCCAATGTCTATTTAACTGGTGCAGCGAAGACCGGATTAAATTCAAGCTACACGGCTTTGAATACCGCCATCACAAATCTACTTAATTCAATTAATACCGCTATAGCAGATGGAAAAACAACGGCATCGGAGAAAGCGGATGTGGATTTAAAATACGCTTCTTTCAACACTGCGTATGCTTCTTTCAATACAGCCGTAGAAACAGCGAACAAAGCCATTCAAGATAAATTGAAGACTTTTGCAGATGATGCTAAAGCCTTGGCGGAGTCTGCACAAGCTGTAGCAGATGCAGCAAAAGACAGATTAGACTCATGGGCTGAGGATGGAGTTATTTCACCTACCGAAAAACAAGGTATTAAAGATGAAATAGCCAGAATTAAAGCGGATAAAGATAATATTTCCGCAGGATATGAATTATATAATCTGGGAGAAGCGACTGCTTACAATACAGCTTATACAGATTATTACAATAGCCTTTTGGTGTTATCTGACACGACTAAAGAAACGATTGAGATACCAACCGATTTTGCGACTAAGCAGACTAAATATTATACTGAAAGGACTGCGGCATTAAATGCGATTGCATCCGCTTCTAAATCTGCGGTTGATGCTGCACAGGCTGCGGCAGATGCGGCTAAAAGTCGTTTAGACTCATGGGCAGCGGATGGGGTTATCTCTCCGGCTGAGAAACAAAGTATCAAAGATGAGAGGGCACGAATTTTAGCAGATAAGGCGGATATAACTACTGGATACACACGTTATAATTTAGGAACTCCAACGGACTATAATACAGCCTATACAGCCTACGATACGGCATTGGCTGCACTGTCAAAAGATACACCAGAGGTTATAACTATCCCTTCGGACTTTGCTACGAAGCAAAAGAATTATTATACCAAGCGTACTGCGGCTATTTCTGCAATAGATGCTGCTACAAAATCAAATGCCGATGCTGCGGCTGCTGCGGCTGCAAAAGCACAGGAAGATATTGATAACGTAAAGACCGATATCAATAAAATCAATTCCGATGTAGCCGGATTAAAGAACTTTACTGATGATGCTTTTGCTGATGGAGTAGTAGACCGTGGAGAGGCTTCTGCCATCGGTGCTTATCTGAAAAGCATTGCTACAGTTAAAGCCGATGTAGACAAGAGTTATACAGAAGTCTACGCTAATCCGTTACTTGCCGGAACAGCTAAGACTACATTGAACACAACTTATACGGCTTTTGAAAAAGCTGTAGAAGCACTTACTACCGTTATTGAAGCCGTTGTAGAAAAAGGGATAGCCGATGCAACCGACAGAGCTTCTGTAAATGGTAAATACGATGCTTTTAATACAAAGTACGGAGATTTCGTAAAATCTTTAAATGCTGCCAATACTTACATTCAAGACCAGATTGAGAGTAAGGCACAAAGCGCATTAGATGAAGCTATTAGCTATCGTTATTTAAGTAGAGCATTTGACGAATATACTACTATCAATGGTGGATTAATCCAAAATTCACTCAATGTTTTAGGATACACCAATGACAAAAAAGAATTTGTCGTACAAGCCGGAATGAGTGGTTTATATGATGCTTCTGCAAGAGGTGGAGGCATTGCTGCATGGTATGGTGGTTCAATGAAGGACTATTTCGATTATACCGATTTGGACAGACCGAAAGATGTAGCCAAAGGAGTTGACCGCATGGATGGTACTGGATATCGGGCTAACGGGAACTTATGGTGGGACTTAAATGGTAAGGTTCACGCTGACCCGCTTTCTTTCTTTGTTGGGAAAGAAACAGTAGGTGGATTGTTAGCGTCTTTCCAAGTGGTAATGACCAATGACAAACCAGACTATATTATTCCACAAGTTCCTTTCCAAGACTTAACCATATCAAACAATCTCACAGTTGGTGGAGACATCATCTTAAAAGATGGTATTCTGAAATGGGATGCGGCTAACAATGCTTTCTATGTAGAAAAGAAAGACGGTTCTATCGCTAGCTTCTATGCAACCGGAGAAGTATCAGCCGGAGGTGCTGGCTCTGGTGGAAGTGGTGGCGGAGGCGGTCTCATTGAGAACGTCTATGGCTCTTCTTCTCTTGGAGACGAATTTTCTGATTCAGACTTAAACAATACGTTTAACGCCTACAGTATCAATCAGATATATTTGGACGTAAAAAATTTGAAGGATGGTGCAGCCGTCAGTTTAGTTGTCAATGGAACAGGAACAGTTCTTACGAATATTGTAAAAACAGGTTCAACGATTACCGCTACCAAAGGAAATCTAGCATTCTCTTCATTGACATCAAAGCCAACTACCATCGCTGGCTATGGCATTACAGATGCTTATACTAAAACTCAGGCAGACGGTAAATATGTTTTAAAGTCTGGTAGTAATATGACCGGAGCACTGAACTGGACTGATGCAGATTCAGGTGTTTATGCCATGCTTTTAGGAACAAACCACTATATAGGCATTGATGGTACATCTGGAAGTTCCATGTTGCATTGGGATGGAATTAGAACTCATGTGGGGTCTTTAAATGGTTCTGTTGCTATCAGGTCTAACGCAACAGACCTTATTCATAATTATAATGGCACTGGATATATTATACTAGATGCTCATAACTACAATAAATATGCTCCCACCAAGACAGGAACGGGAGCTACAGGGACTTGGAGTATAGATGTTACCGGTTATTCAAAAAGGCTTTACGCTAATCAGGATAATGCGGTAGCTAATACCTTAATGCAAGGTTCAGGATTATATTATAATCAGGTAACCTCTACTACTGATACAGGTTATCCGAGCAATTACGGTCATACAATTCGTTGGCAAAGAAGTACGTCTTCTGCCTTGTCCTCATCACAAGCGGTTGTTGACCTGTTTCATGCAACGGGTGCATCGGCATTAAATCAATTATACTTACGTACTGGTTACGGAGATGGTTCTAAAATGGTATGGGGTAGTTTTGTACAGCTTCTTCATACAGGGAACTACACTTCTCTTATCACTAAGTTGGGAACAACGACCGTTGGTTCTACTGTTAAACCATTCTATCTTAACGCGGGTGTTCCTACAGCATTTACCACGACCGTTGGTTCTGCTAGTCTTCCTGTATATATGAATGCTGGTTCTATTACAGCATGTTCAACAATGCTGGGTGTAAGCATCACGGGAAACGCAGCCACAGCGACAAAGTTGGGTACGGCTACGGTAGGTTCTAATACGAAGTTCTTCTATTTGAATGCGGGTACTCCGACGGCTTCTAATGCCTCTATTGGTACAGGTACTCATCCCATCTATCTAAATGAGGGTGTATTCACTGCTTCTACCTCTACAATCGGTTCAGCTAGTAGAGGTATATATATGACTGGTGGATTGCTTACAGCTATGAGTGCAACTGTAGGCTCTGCTTCCCTTCCGGTTTACATGAACGCAGGTACAATCACTCAATGTTCTACAACATTAGGCGTATCTATTACTGGAACTGCACCAAGATTAACAACAACAGAGTTAACTAATCAAGACTTAAACAGTTATACTTACACGAACTATTCCGGCAAGTTGTACTATGCAGGCGGAGGTAATACCACAACCAATGTACCTTCTGGTGTAGGTGCTTATGGTTTGATGGTATGGAGAATCGCTAGTAAATATACCGGACATCTGATGTTTGATTCTGCTGGTGATTTTAGAGCAAGATTCAATAATGGTACAACTTGGTCAGCATGGGATAAGTTAGCTTATATCACTGACAATGTAGCAAGTGCAACCAAGTTACAAACGGCACGTACCATAAACGGCACTTCGTTTAATGGAACAGCGAATATAACCACGGCTAATTGGGGAACGGCTCGCAACCTCACTATTGGTGGTGCTGTTAAAAGCGTTAATGGTAGTGCAAACGTTTCATTTAGCCTTAATGAGATAAATGCTGCATATGGTAGAAATGTGACATATACAGGTACTACAACAGCACAAGGATGGTATAGATTAGCTTCTACAAGGGTAGATATAAATCCAACAAATTCGTTATTCTTTATATCTGTAACGGTATCTGGACAACATTCTACTTTCTTGTTGCAGGTATCTATCAATTATGGTAATAATCCAAGTCTTATTCAATTAGGAGGTTCTAATTTTTCAACTGCATCCATAGACCAATTCCGCCTGGTTTACCATACGACTTATTCCGGTCATTATGGCTATTTAGAAGTGAGGTCAAGAGCCGCAATGACAAATGCAACATTCAATGTCTTTTTGGTAGGTAGAGCTAATACTACATGGACTTTATCTACAGCATTGACCGCAGGTAGCATTCCAGAAGGATATACCAGCAAGACATTAACCCCTGCTTCTGCATCTATCGTTGCTCCAACTTTTAGAGGTGCTTTAGTAGGTAATGTTACCGGTAACGTTACTGGTAATTTAACCGGAAATGCTTCTACAGCTACTTCTCTACAAACAGCCAGAACTTTGTGGGGTCAGTCCTTTAATGGAACAGCCAATATAACCGGAACATTGCTCGGAGTTGAAAGCCTAGTTGCAAGAAGTGGTCGTATCAACAACTTCTCAGGTTATTTTGATAATTCAGGTAATCCGGCAACAGGAACTATCTGTATTACACTACCGAATGGATGGACTTCCAGTATGAATATTTATGAAATATGGATATATGAATATAATACGACTGCGAATGCTTCTGTCATTACAATTGGTGCATATAATTATAATGGTGATGGAACTGCAAGTAGTGCGAAATGGGTAAATATTGGATACCATACAAAAGGTGCTTACAGTAAAGGTGTACGTTTAGCATATAACGGTAGTAAATGTGTTATTCTATTAGGAACTACGGCTACTACATGGTATTGTCCCAAAGTATATCTAAAAACAATTTATACAGGACATAGTAATCAGACTATTTGGGGAGGAACTTCTACCATCTCTTTGATTACTTCGGAGACCGGATACACCAATATTGATACACCCGCTAGGATGGATGAGTTCTTCGGAGATACATCGGTAACAGGCAGACTTGCAGTAACCGGTGCAGGACACTTTGGGTACACTTATACCACAATGACAGCGGGTATTAATGTTAAGGGTGATAGCGCAACAACGGGTATCTCTATCTATGATGGTACGGGAACTACTGCTCGTTTATACCGAAAAGGGGATATTCTATATATTACCAGAGGCGGTAATGATAACGCTGGTCTTCTTATGAATACAGCCGGAAGTATATATCCCGGAACAAATAATGCTTTGGCAAATGGAACAAGTTCTAATCGCTGGTCAAACGTATATACCCAATTACTTAACGTAGCAGGTCTGGCAACGACTTCAAGAATACTTGCTTCTGGCGAAATACAATCAACCTCAGCTAGGGCTTTCCGTACCATTTATGGTAGCTATGGCTTTTTCATATATAACGATGGTAATTCCTCCTATTTTATGTTGACTGCCAAAGACGACCAGTATGGAACTTACAATAGTTTAAGACCCCTGTATATAAATAACAGTACCGGTGTTGTATCGTCAGCAACCGGTATAGTCAGTGGAGGTGTTTTAAACGTATCAAATACTACAGACGCTACTGCAACTACTGTTGCCGCTATAAAGACAGCAGGAGGTATTGGAGTCGCTAAACAGTTGAGAGTTGGCGGTGCTGTAACTTTCGGTTCTACTCTCAGTGTTACAGGTCAGATTACTGCATCCGGTGGACTTCGGATTGGCAACTACTATCTGAAATCTACAGCGGACGGATTGGCACTTACTCACGTAACTACCGGAACGGTTGCTAACTTCTACGCTACTGGTGAGGTCTCTGCGGGTGGTGTAGGTTCGGGCGGTTCAGGCGGTGGCGGTGGACTAATCGAGAATGTGTATGGCTCTTCTTCTCTTGGAGACGAATTTTCT